ATGGGATCAAAGAGAATATGTCCATCAATGGATAATAGAGGAGAGGTTCTTTGCTAGAATGGACAAAAAGAAACCCGCATGGCGTGATACCATGCGGGCTCGTTGATTATAAGGCAGCGTCGAAATACTCTTGGGCGGTATGCTCAGGTGGCTTTCGGCCCCACGGCCCATATACTTCATATTTATATCCATTACTCAGATGTTTCAGATCATCTTGGGTCATGTCGTGATCAAGCGACGCCATCATGTAGTCCGTCTTTCTAATTATTATATACCAGTATCTCTTTGACGTGGCCATATCATTTCCTCCCACGCTTACGCGGTTCGCGATCGATCGGTGTTATGCCGGCAGCCTTCATCGCCTTTCGTATAGACTTATCAGAATTCTGGATGGCTTCATATACATACTCCGCCATATCATTCTCCTGCGCCTTTGATAATACCGCGCCTTGCTCCATCAATTCAAACTTTATGATGGCATAGACATTTCTCGCCACTTTTCCTTTAAGTTGTGCGAAGTCGGTCGGATTCATCTCTTCCTCCTAGCATGGATGCTTTATTTTTCTTTTCATGCAGGCCTCTACCTTACTGGCCAATCCAGTAAATTGGCTGTCTGGCAGACCCTGTTGATCTAGATAGAACATAACTCCATCAGAGATGACATCACCATGCTCCATCATGCTTATCGCTTCTCTGAGTAAATCTGTAGCTATCATGTTGACATCTTTCTTTGGTATCTTTTTCATTTCTTTCTCCCATAATGTTTTTGACTTCTGAAGAACTTTCTCAGTTTCATATATTCTTTGGAGTATTGTCTATTTCTACATGGATGCTCACCCAGGTAGCACATCTTGCAAAGAATAAAGGCGGCTCCTTTCTCATATCCAATTTTCTTTAGATATGCGGCTACGCCAAATTGTCCTTGCTCTATTCCTAATCCAATCTTCTTCTTATCGACCAGGAATACTCGGAGCATCTTCTTTTCTTTTGATCCAAGATTGTCACGGTGCAGAACGCAATGTTCGCAGGAGCACTTACCACCATAGGCTTCAAGAGCATCGGCCTTTATCCGTAAATGATATCGCTTGTAATAGCCAGGTGAATGTCTGTCAGTCTTCATTGTAAAATTATACGCTATAATGCAAATGAAGTAAATCGAATAATCGCCAATTATTTGCCTTCACGCATAGCTCTGGCAAGACGATTGAATATTCTCATTCCTGCATCAAACCCCCGAAGCAGTTCTTCAACCGGAGGTTCTTTGGAATTCCGTAACTCTTGTGGGACAAAATCCATTACTTCTGTATCTTGTTCGTTGTCAACTTCTTTCTTTTTCCTAACCCTTCTCACAGTCGTCGGTTTGTAGACGCCATCAACATCTTGCTCAAGGTCTATGACTACCTCTTTTTCCATACATACACCATAACTCCCAGAAGCAGGAGCCCCGTCACTATTGCAGCGGAGTAGTCTATATCAACAATCGTCGCTCCTTGACCTAGCCACTCAGTATATTTTTGATAGTTAGAATACACCTTATCAACATATGATTGAACATTAGTATTTCCCTGGCTATTCACATATTGTCCGGCGGTATTCTTTCTCGCCGTGCCGGCATTATACGCTGCAATAGCGTCCATCACATTTCCGTTGTATCTATTCAAATTCTGGGCTATGTATGCTGACCCAACATTCACATTGAATCCTGGGTTCAACATATCGCCGGCCGTAGCATCTGAAACAAATTGCTGTGCCGTCTTTAACAGTACTTGCATTAATCCATATGAAGCATCGCCTATAGCGGGTTCAGCTCGATAAGCATTCTGATCAAATCCAGACTCCTGCTTTATATGAGCCAAAATAAGGGCCGGCGGAATGTTATACTTAGCCGCTGCATCATTCACCGTCGGCAAGAGCGCCTGTTCTTTATCATAGATGAGAGACATAGCTACCTCTCTTTATTCATTTTCAATGCTACTAACCCCGCTACTGAAGCCAATACGATAGCTATCGGCCAAATGTAGGGACTCCCCAAAATGGAGGCTTCTGCGGGTGGAACCCCAGGAGTAGCAGTCGCTGGCGGCTTCTTCCCTAGCAATCCAACTTTTCCAGCTATGTCAACTCCCTTAGCAGCCACACCAATTCCACTCGCAATTTCCTCAGCTGTAAGCCCACCACCAGCTTCACCTGGAATAGCCCCACCCACATCTGGCATAAGATAAGCATTATCTGGATTCATGATACCGCCAGGGGCGTTAGCAGCTTCTTGTATCTGCGCTACTTGCTGTGGCGTAGCTCCAGCATCCATCATTTGAGATGGCGTCATTCCAGTACCGGGAATTTCTGTATAAGCATTCGCAATCACCGCCTGAATATCGGCATTTGAAGCTCCAGCCGCTGCCATCTCTCCCGCTGTCATGCCGGTACCAGGTATCGTGCCAACATTTGGCATGAGAGCAGCGTTCGCCACAAATCCACCTGGGGCGTTAGCCGCTGCTACAATCTCAGCCACTTGTTGTGGTGTCGCTCCCGCTGCCAGCATTTGAGCTTGTGTCATTCCAGTCCCTGGAACATTAGCTCCCGGACCTACTAGAGTTGAAACATATCCAGCGGCAGCGCCCGCTATCAATCCTTTGAGAACATCAGGTCTACCCTTCTGTAATGAGCCAGCTATCGCGCCTGCTACCGTTCCGTATGGAAATCCACCGGTAAGAGTTCCAGCGATGGCCCCAGTAGTTGACTTTTGCAATAGCTGATGACCGCCAAGATCATATCTATGGCCACCAATTGTTATTTTAGGCATCACCTTCGCGATAGGCTTAACAAATGGTTTTAATATCAATGGCTGAATGACGTACTTCTCGAGTTGCTTAGCCGCCGTCGCCAAAGGCTTACCTATACCTTTAGAGCCAATCGTAGGTCGAATGACATGCTTTTCAACCTGAGCCAGGGTGTGGGTAATTGGTTTAACTACGGGCCTTATAACAGCTCGTTCAACCTGACCTCCGACCTTTTTTATTGGAGCCATTAACTTACTCCAAAAGTCGCCATATCCATCATAGTAATGATACATACTCACCTCACTTATACGGATTCGTATCTCGAAGTGAATACAGCAAAGCTTTCACTTCCGGCACTTCTGGATGACCTGGCCCCTGGGCTTCTACGTTTTTTATTATTCCATCATAGTCAATGGCGACATTGTTCTTCTGAGCCGCTCTTACCATTGTTATGATGTTATTGATTGTGGCTACCTTGTCAGGGTCTTCTCCATATCCGATAAACATATTGCCTCCTACTTACGGAAGAACAAGAAATAGGCCCCACCGACCAGCACGGCACCGCCGGCTATCCATACCCACATCGGAATACCTGTTGATGGTGGCACCGCACCCACTACAACCGTCGGCTTATTTCTTGTCATGTACTGGGTGTATGCCGTTCCGAGTTTTGCCCCTGATGACAGAATGCTGTCAATCGTATCAACCACACTGCTATCATCATCTGCCCCCATACCACTAAATCTGTCCGGGAATCCATTGAATCCGATTCTGTTTGGAAATGCGCCATATCCGCTATACATCATATCTCCGTTACCTCCTGGTATCATTTTTGAATATACAACTGGCCCACCGCGTAATGGTCTTGTTCCCGCATCTGTATTTACTATCATATTCTCCTCCATTCTTCCATGCCCTCGAAGTTTTCATTCCGGCTAAATGATCCGGGCTTATTAGCATTAAACGACGGAAGAGGAGCCTCAGATATTGGCATATCCAATCCGACAACACCTGATCGGCCAGGCTCCTCCTCCTCATCGGATTCTGGTTCTGGTTCTGACCACAATCTTAAATTAGTATCGCCATAGTTAAGTGGCTCACGACCTCTTGAAGTCTGCCATATTGGTGAAAACCCAAAACCAGCCAACGGCACCGCAGCTGTAGGTAAGGTGGCTTTCGCCATAAAGTCAACAAAATCTTTTTCCTTATCGGTCAATGGTTGACCTGCGGCTTTTCTATTTTTTATATCCAATAGCGTAGCCGCCACTTGCTGATCGAGTATATCTCCTTTGCTAACATCAACTGGCGCTGTCTGCATGGCCGATGGGCCACCTTCAGATCCATCATCTGCTACAGTATCCTGCTGTGTTTGAATTGGACCACCACCACCTGAAGACCCACCTGGCATAGACTTTGTTACCCATCTATCGCCTGACGCCTGAACTTGCGGAGTAACTCCCCAATCTACTGACGGCGGTGGAATATGTTGAACAGATTGTGACTGTGATGCCTGAGTCGCATAGCTGGCAATGATAGCATCATATTGCGCTTTTGAAATTGGGTTTCCGTTCTCATCAACATATTGATTACCGCCAGACGCTGCATACTCCGCACTCCGTCTATCATATTCTTCTTTTGATATCGGGTTCCCTTTATCATCCGTGTACTGCACATTACCGCCGGCCGCTTGCTGCGCCATGATAGCATCATATTCGGCTTTTGAAATTACATTCCCATTCGCATCCTGATAAATAGGCGGTGCATCAGCCGACGTCTGTGTTACTGATGGCTTTTTAGCCATCAATCCCATAACCGGCTTCGCTATAAGACTTAGACCACCTGTCGCCATGGCCATTCCTACTGCCCCAGCTTTTCCAACGGTTTGGGCTACAGGTCTTATCACCGACTTCTCAACCTGTCCCGCAGCCTTTACAATGGGCTTTGCCACAGCCCCTATTACTGGGGTTCTTACAACTTGCGCCACTACTTTGCTTACTGGCTTTGTTACTACCTTGACTGCTGAGCTTATGGCCTTTTTCAGACTCCAGCCAAACTCACCATAGCCGTCATATCCACCATCATCACCGACAAACATAGCTATCTCCTTTTGCCTGTTCTCAACTGTTCAACCAGTTCAACTCCACGTTCGCCTACTTGATTATACCAAACACTGTCTTTCAGATTGTCGGCAGCGGTACTCCAATCACCTTCACTACCAGTAGTCATAGCCAGACGGGCAAAATTCAACATGTTACGAAATCCCAAAAGTTTTGATATACCCATGTTGAAACAAAGATTGCGGATTACGTCAAGTCTCACTGGGTCCATATTGAATACCCATAACAGACGCTCACGAAGATCGCGTTCAACATTCTCAAGACTTATATCAAGCATCAAATTGATAACTTCTTTTGGTAATGGCACATCAGATAAATTCCATCCGATACCAATAGTCAATTTACCTTTCAGCATATCACCTTGCTTTAATTCTTTTCCGGTGGCATCGTCATATGGCTTATCTCTTGCTTCTTCTTGACGAGCCAGTTGTTCTCTTAGCGTTTCCATGGAAGCCTCAATGATGATAGAATAGAAAATATTTTACTGAACCACCCCGCATATTGTCTTATTATTAAAGTGACAACTCCCGCAAAGAACACTGTTCCTAAAGCATAGTACCACCATGGCATCTTTCCGGAGTACATCACCTTCACTGCCGGATTATTTGAAATTACATCAATCTTATTCACCGGCTCATCAGATTTTCTCAATACCGTTTCACGAAACGTCTTCTTCTGTTTGAAGACTTTAACTATCGTCTGCTCAACGGTCACAGTACCCGATGAATCAATCGTAGCGGTGGGAACAGTAATCACCGCGATTAGATCATCATCACTCTTGCCCGGAGTTGGTGGTATCTTTTCTTCAGTTATCGCAATATGTTGCTCGGTCCCCACTTCTTTTAGCAATACTTCTGGGTATTTTTTAGCACACCCGACCAGTAACACCATCATCGCCAGGAGAATCAATGTCTTCCTCATATTACCTCCCTAGTCCCATAAGCATTCTCAATATCAGCCCAACCTGAGCAGGCGTCAATTGATATGTGGGGCTGTCTACTAATGTGAAGCTATCAATAATTCTAATTCGAATCTCATTCTTCAGCGAGTCAGACAATGTGATGCTATCACTCAAAGATATGTGAGCTGCTATAGCACTTGTCAAAAAGTCTGTCAGTGTAATAGCGTCAGCCTTGCTTATCGTAACTGACTTTGCCGTGGCGTCGGTCAATGTTATTGAGTCACTTCTTGAAGACCCTATAAGCTTTGCCACCGCATCAGACAATGTTATTGAATCAGCCAAGTTTGGCTTATCCATCATCGTGATAACGTCACTCAGCGTTACAGTATCCGCAAGAGAAAGCGGAATAATTCTTGCAAATAAATCTGTCAGCGTGATGCTATCACTTTTAGTTATTGCTATGGCCTTTGCCAAAGCATCGGTCAGTGTTATTGAATCAGCTTTACTGAGTGATATAGTCTTACCCGTAATACTGTCGGTCAATGTTATTACATCAGCCAGACCCGGCTTTATTGACTTAGTAATAACCTCGGTCAATGTGAATGAGTCCGCAAAACTCGGTCGTGGCGAGTTTGATATGGACTCAGTAAGCGTTATACTATCTCCTGGCATCGACTTGGAAAACGCCATCGCTATAACATCGGACAGAGTTATGCTATCTGATAAATTCAATGTCAATGGTACGGTACCGCCGCGCAATATTACATCATATGGATTGGCGGCACTTTGATATAGGATGACATCTGCCATTTTTAGATACCTGTCAAAGTATTTACAGTCGTACCAAAAACATCTGGCGCTCCCGCCTTGTAGGCTACAATATAGAAACTGATACCTGGCAAAACTTTGAATGAGTAATTGCCACTACTATCAGAAATTGTAGTAGCTACCTTGATATCATTTTCAGTTTGAAACAAGTCACAAGTACAAAGACCGAGAGGACTCAATGCCGAATCTCTTGTTACGCCAGTTATAGAAAAGTATTGAGTAGTAAACGGCGCAGACTTGAATATCGCTTTACGTTTACCAACGCCACGCACCATCATAGGGCGTCTACCAGCCGGAAACTGAGCGCAGCCGGCCATTAGTTTATCGACTCAAGGACGTACATGTGCGATTGTATTGAGTTGACCGCACCTGTTGACCAGAAAGCAAATACGTCAATAGTACCAGCGATCGTAGAATCAAATCCAGTACCGACCGCGGGGGCTGAAGCCGGTATTAGAAGACTTCCAGAGCCACCAGCACTTGGCAATGGTGAGCCTATCACAGACTCTGATGTCCATCGGCCTGAGTGGAACATGGTCGCTAGCGTGGAATTTCCAATTGACCGACAGATCAGTTCCCACATCAGATGGAATGTCACGTTGGTCTTAGCAACCACGTTGATGGCTAATGCCTGACTCGCCGCTATCTGTATCGCTCCATATCTCACGTTGAAAGTCAATGTGTCAGGTCCGGTTACGCGGTTTGATACTCGACCCCACACATTTATACGAAGACCTTTACCAATCTGAAAATAGTTAGCCGGTAAAGTAATTACCGCGGCTGGTGGTAAGAGCGATGTTCCAGGCGTGGCCGTTGTGACGGCCGTACCATCTATCTGTGACGTCATCAATACTTCTTGCCAGGTTTGTAAACTCATGTCAATCTCCTATTCCTAATTGGCTGTCAGTGTCCAGGTTATTACCAGTGAATCACTTGCGCCTTTGTTGATTACTGCAAATGAAGCGCTCATCCACATATCAACAGTATTCGCCGTCACGACATTGAATGTGCCCGCTTCCGTAAGAGCACCCGTACCAACACCGGCCGCGAATGTAGCGACCACCGTAACGACATTATTGTTCCTCGTCTTGCTATCAAAGGCAACTCTCGCTATCTCCGCACCGAGCAATGTGGCCGCTGGCGAACCAGTTCCAACCGCCATCCATCCCATCTTTGCAATGCCGGGAGCAGCTAATATCTGCTCCATCAAATCATACTTGCCGGCCGTCGTCACCAGATTATGGATATGCCGAAAATCTTTGAGCCTGTGTTGAAAATCAAATAGCTCAATCAACACATTATCTGACAAAGTAAATAAGCCACCTATCTGCATAGCATCTCCTTATGTATCATCGTCATCCCAGTATGAGACCCTTCCTCCGACTGCTCCTACTCCCGACACTACCATGTCAAGACTGTTTCCAACCGAGGTTCCGAACAGAAACGCTGGTGGATCAACATTTTCTACAAATCCACTATTGGCAATTAATACTTGATTCCCCTCTATTGCCGTTGAACCACCATCACGAAAAGCCACCGTCATATTAGCACTCACCACCAACTTGATAGCAAAAACTTTTATTCTCTTCCCTGGAACAGCCGCCACGACGGTACCTGTCGCATTCAATGCTATTGGAGCCGACTTATAATGTGCCGGCAAAAAGACAGCTTGATTATTAGATTTGAATAATGCCCCATCGCTAGTCCCAGACATAGTGACCTCATTTCGACGTCTTGTATATCAGATCAGACCGTGTGACGACGCCGTTGACTTTGTACTCTACCCACATCTGGAACATCGGAGTCTTGTGTTTAGAGAGTAGTCCTATCCGGAATTTTATAACACGTCTGAACAGGACATACTCCTTAATGATACTCAATATTTTTTTCAGTTTGTCCATATCAGTCTCCGCTATGGCCCAGTTGGAGTTCCAGCCTTTTCATCAATTTTCTTTTGAATCAGGTGTCCGAAGTGGTCCATGAGACCCCACTTATCAACATAGAAATATGTGATCCACGCCGTCCCGACTTGGGCAAATGACATGAAGATACATATCATTTTTGCTTGACTTGACTTGGGCCAATATAATGCGAACTCACCGACCACGCTTATAATGAGGCCCAGTAGCATAACATAGTTTGATATCCGATTTGCTTTCATTTCCAGATCAAGCTTTACCTTCATGATAGCCGCCGAATTTTCTGGTGTTGACTTTGCAGCATCCGCCATAGCTTGTTTAGCCATTATCACATACGGCTCTTCCCATCTCTGCTTACCTACCGCCATGATAATGAATACTACGGCGGTAACCATCGGATGGAGCTGAATCCCTACTAGATACTGAAATACATCATTTACCCATTCTGGCATAGTTGCCTCCTTTTATGGTTTTATTTCTTCTCTTACATCTTTATTATGTTGATATAGCCTATCATCCAAAGTTCGTATCTGGGTTTCCATTTGAATGAATTGAGTTTTCAATGCCATAATTTCTACTCTCAATTCATTAACTGATATGTAGCCACTCATCAACCCAGCTATAGCCGCAATAATAATACCTTCCATGATACGAGCTCCATTCAATTTGACATGGCCCTCAATAGTGACTAAAAATGGAATATATTGCAAATAGTTCTTCATACATCTCCTTATAAATACTATGGAACATATACAAATTCATACCACCCCATATCAAGAACCTCTATACCGCTTACAGCAGCTATGTTTGATATGCGAAGTAAATATGGTGTATTTTGTTTCAAAATAAATTCATCGCCAGATTCTATGACATTCCCAGTCCTACCACCAACACCGCCTGAACCTGAGACATCTCGTGATATCAGTGTACCAGTCGTTGTAATTGACGGACCAGAATATAAGGTCAATGCTGCCGTATTTCCACTATTTCTATCATTATTAAAACTGGCTATAGCTGATCCAGTTGACCCATACGTCGGAGTTTCATACATAACTATGGTCATTTCACAATCAGTTTCAGTATGATAACCAAAATGAATTCGTGTCGTGGTGTTCGGAGCTATCAGTAAGTAATCATAAGTTCCTGATGATGCTATAGTTTGTTGGTCTACTGCTCTATAGTGCTTACCTAAATGAATCATCATGTGGTCAATATCTATCGTCATTAAACCAGAGTTACCACTGGGGACAACTCTTAAAGCTCCAAGTAAATCAGTAGATAGTAATACTTCATTGCCTTCAGTATAAGTTGGTGAAGTAGCATTAGCTATTCCTACCAAAGCTCCAACATTATTAGTTGATGGGGCTGCATTATTATTTGTCTTGGTACCAACAACCGTCGCATTTAGGTTAGATGCTGTAGGCTGATATACTGTGGCCAACAGGTTCGCCTGATTTGATTGAGTGACTACCACCGTACCCGTCTTCACATTCACCCATAAGCCATTCGTGGTGTCACCAATCATCGTATAATATTTTATGGGGCTTGTGGCGTCGACCATACTGACAGCCATATTCCCCGATATAACTGAATACGAATATGGAATAAAAAATCCGAGAATTAGCAACAGTATCAAAACGGCAATTTTTAGATTTTTCATATTCACCTCAAAAAACGTCGGTATTACTTTCTTTAGATTTTCTCATAGTCAGCAATCGCTTACGTCTGGCCCCCGCCCCACCACCTAAAGCATAATTCTTTGGTAGCGGAATGTCGCTTACCACAACAGTCAATAATGCAGCGGTACCACCATTATAGGTTTCATCCATTTGTTTATAAGTATTTTTTATTCGTATCCAAGGTGGAGTATCATTAACAGCATCAACTGTCAACATTAGTATAAATGCGGTAGTTCCACCTGGATTAATTGCTGCAATACCATAAGGATTTAATGTAAATGTCAAAACACCAGTATCACTGAAATTAAACTGATTTGCAATCATAGTGAATACGATGTTGCTCAAATCATGCGTATCTGGCGGCTGAACCATTAACCTTTTTGGATTAGCTTCAAGTAATGTCCATCCACCATCATATTCACTCATAAGTAAAAGATTACTTTGTTGACCAACTTTTAGTTGTACTGTAGCTGATGCTATATACTTCCCAACAATCAATGCTGCAAGATTGGCAGTATTAAATCCAATTCTGGTTCTGTCCATGTAGTCGTATCCATTAAGGTTAGTACCTGCTAATACTTGGTCTGATACACTCGGCGTACCAAATATCGTACCACTAGCCGCTCGCAAAGTAGGCCATGGCGTATTACTACCATAATTTCTTATCTGTTGACGAAATGAACCATTATAAGTATAAGTCGGCATGGTGACACCTTACGATAATTCAATGACATTCACGACTATATTGGCTGACGTAGTGATACCCCAGAGTTCTGCATTCTCCACCATGTAAAAATCTTTCGTTTGCCCTTCAAGTAATGGATATCCTGCATACGGGTTCACTCCAGCATTACCAATAAATACTGTGCTAGCCAGCCCAGCCGATGACCCACCCAGACCACCTTTGAGCACAAACCCAGCCGCCAATGTGCATGTCCCAGCTATTGTCCATCTCAAGGCAAACTGAGTCGTTACACCAAAGTTCCCGAGATTAGCATATATATCGCCATTCGCCGTTATACCCGCTGGAACTAAATCCTGGGTATCAATCCAAGCTCCATTTATTGGACTGATTACTTGAGCTATCACATTGAGCGTAGCACCAGCCACGTTCGACACATTGAGGAACAAATGCAAGGTGTCATAATTAGCTACACCTAGCGGAGTCACTTGCGAATTACCCGCCACTGTAATGTTTGTGGGCGGAATATATATCCCAGATGACGTTAACCCAACGGATGGAGTTGGATTTACTATCGTGTACGCTCTATCTCTCGATGCTCGAATAAGAAGCGTCGGTTGACTTGTAACAGTTACGGATCTTGCGGTAATGCCCTGAGTAATAATTCTCAACGACGCTAAACGATGTAAATCTTGCGCCATGGAATCCGAACTAGGTGGAACCGATCCCTCCAAACCGGTAGCCTCACCCTCTGGATGAAGATTTCTTATATCTGCTGGGACAAAGGGCCTAAGCATAGCCGCACCTCGATTATCCGAATATCTTTTCACCGATCAGATTGACGGATACGTTGTTCGTCGCACCGCTCAAATCTTGCATGGTGATGTTGATCACAGATCCACGCTGCACCCATCTCGGCGCAGCTAAGACGTTCGGGAAAGCGCCACTTCCAAGAAGGTTATTATCATGAACGCCCGTATTCATCCACTGACGGTCACGACCCATATCCTGAACAGTGATGAGCACCGCGCCAGTAGCCTGTCCAGTAATCTTCTTGCACACAAAATTACTGTCCTTGTCAGTAGAAATTGATACTGACGCCGTCTGGTTCGCCGGAATCTGGTAAACTCCTTCAGGCTGAGAACTCGAACTCCGAGGTAGTGGATATACATACGTCACCTTGGTCGTTCCGGGCTTTTTCCATGGAGCAATGCCCGGCCTCAATTTCATGCCATGGAAAGTGAGATATATCGTCGGCGCGATGACCGCGTGCGTATTTGCCAACTCAACCGAGAAAGTTGTAGCCCGACGAATGATATAGCCAGTTGGCCATACATACGGTCTGAAGTCCTGCGCTCCAGAGTTGTCCAGATTTAGAGAACGACCAGCCACCGTTCTCAGGGGAGTGGCGGACTTCATAAGATACCGCCCCATTGTATCATCTTTGAACTTAATGAGGACGTCCGCATTGTCATTGGTGGAGAAATAGCTCGTCTTCAAAAACTGGAAGTCGGCGTCGCTATCAATCCGTATTTCCTGAGTTGTATACTGCATTCCAGAACCAACTGCCAATGCCGAAAACGTCGTGCTGTAGCAAAAATACTCACCCCATACCACATCTTCCATATCGTCCTCCTTTGGACTTACAAAAAGTAATTGGCAAGATTGCCGTTATTCTTCTATGAAGGCTATCACACTTCCAGCCACATCATCGCTGATCCCATATAGAGCTCCCCAAGTCTTATCGAGTGTCAGCGACTCATAAGACCTCAGAAGAAATCCGGTAGTTGATGTTACTCCATAACTACCTATATAGACATTCTTCGTACCAACATTACGAAGTGTAATTGACAGCCTACTCGGATTTGGAGAGATAATACCTCGTGGCTGAATATTATCAACGAATACCTGCCCGCTGCTTATATCCTCACGGGCTGTGGTACGAATTGTCACGGTTGTATTGGCAAGCATCGCCAAGAATTTTTTGAACATGCTTTCTTTTTTTATGTCACTACGAGAAACGGTTACAGACTGACCCGCCACATTCGCACTAATCTCCGCCAAGTCAACTCCACCGCCTGGCAACCCAGTTGTTTCTGAGGTATTTTTCATAGGTTCTCCCTATTCCTAAAATACCCTCTCCCTTATTTAAGGGGAGAGGGCGCTTACTCAACAAATGGATCGGATTAAATTGCTACGCTACTACGTCGGTCTCCTCATGAACGCATGGAGGACCAGGAGGATATCCACTTCCTGGTTGATCGTGACCGTGCCATCCCAGTTCATCGTCACTGCGAACGATTCGAACGGGTTCAGCGTGATCGGAATGCCGAACTTATACATCGGGAACGGCGAAGCTCCCGACTGTCCAGTTGCGATCGACGTTGAAGCGTTGATCGTGGTCGAGACCGCGAGATGTGGGTTCGACTCCGGAATAAGCGGCAACGGAAGTTGGAGGATCGGCTTGTCAATGATCTTGAAGTCAAGCCATCCGCCGTTTTTCAGGCGCATGATGTCATCACCGATCTTGCCAGTAGCCGCCGCGGTGTTGACGCTCTGCAACGGAATGAACACGATGCTGATACCAATAAACTGGTAGAGCTTCGTGGGAACGACACCTGAAGTATCCAGGTTCGTGTCACGCCTCGTCTTCACCTTGGAAGCCGTGGCACCGGCCGTGATCAGGTTTGCTGCCTGACCAAGCTGCGTGCTGAAGAACGAGAGCTGCGAGGTTCCAGCCACCGGATACTCGACGCGGTCATACAGCGGCTGCGCCAAATCTTCCGGACGCTGAGGATTCGTCACCGTATAGGTAGACGCCCGCATCGGATCCTGCTGTGGATATGCGACTTGTCTGGGCTGCACGTTATACTGAGGCATTGTGATACTCCTTTTCGTATCGGAGCCGTTGTTGACGGACGATACTATTAATGGTTAACGGCAATACAATCAAAACATCTGACTGCGACTAACCTGCGACATTGTAGGCATCGTGATATGACGGCATTTCACCGAAGCCTTCAAGAACAGGCGATGACATCTGCGGGAATGCTTCCAGTCCCGACAGACCGACGCTGCTCAGAACTGGAGCAAGCAGATCGGTAACGATGATCGCAGCCGACCCAATGACAAAGCCGTCTGCCGCTGGCTTGCTGATGAACCTATCAATCATATAGCCGCCGCCGATGATTGTAGCAAGCTTCACGCCGTAGTCCGCGATACCTCCTGGCGCCATCCCCGCCAGCTTAGGAATGTATCGTACTGCAACTGCACCCGCGGCACCGCCGAGGATCATCGGGAAGTAGCCCATAAATGTTCCCATGGGATTCCGACGATATCTGCGAGCCGGGTTACGTCTGTGATGCCGTTTCCGGTTCCGATGATGGACCCGGCGCTTTCCGAACAGTTTCATGTGAGACCTCCTGGGGTTCAGACCAACCAACATACCTTCGGCACCGAACGGGTTACGGCTCGTCCGACGTCTTCGACGAGAAGGATTGAGCTTATGACCCGGCCGTGCAATTCTCGCAGCGGAACTGGTAAACCAGTGTCCCTTGCGACTATATACTACAGGACGATGCCTTGTTCCCTCACCACCGAGGGCTTTTGCGCTTGGGGGGCGCCAGTGCGTGGTTAGCACGCGACGCTTGCTTGAACGACGCAAGCGTTTGGGTGGATTGATCAAAAACGGTTCTGATACTTTGGCCATGATAGACCTCCTTTCTGAAAATATTTTACTTCTGAAACTACATCTTATACGGGGCTACACCTTGCTTCATGTAGTCAGCCGTTGGCGTAGATGCGGGCAAAAAGCTTTGAGCTTGACTCTCCGCCGAAGTCAATAAATTCTGACGCTGCTCAGGCGTCATGTTCGCATACTTATATCCTAGATAAAATGCGATAGCGGCAATAATGATTCTGTCCATGCTACTTCCTCCCCTTGCTGGATAAAATCTTCGCTACAAACTTGTCAAGAAAAACCGACAAGCGCTTAGCTTCTCGATACTCCTTCACATCATAATCCTCGCGATCTCGAGCATATATGTCGAGAAGATCTGAAGCTCTCTGAAGCTTATTGATATCTTTCAGTGACGCTCTCATCACCACCTCCTATGTATACTCGGACATGAATTCACGCTTTGAAAACTTTCCGCCTTTTGCCTTGTACTTTTTCCAAGCAATCTCCGCCGCTTTCTTCTCAAGCTTATACAGTTCGTTGAACATCTTTTTTTCAACTACCATCGCTGACTTCATATCCATACCGAACACACGATACAACCAATTCGCAATATCCTTAGCGTCGGCTGGACGAAGTCGCTTTCCATTAGAGTATCTGACTTCAGCTATATCAAAATCTGCCACTGTATCATCCATGATTCCAACTGACCTATCAGCTGGATCAATACTAATATCTTTTATTACAAAAACATACTGTTTCCACTTGATTGATATAGGCCCTTTGACAATCATGGCTACATCACATTTTCTTGAATTTGTTCTTGATGAACTCCGCCTGCTTACCACTATCTTTATAAGCCTGCACAAACTTATCATCAATGATCGTCTCTCGACCGATGTGAGGAATTATGATATCAGAGTCACACCATATCTGCCATCCCTTCAGCCGAGCCTTAATACCGAAGCTAACGTCTTCACCCACACCTTCGCGCTCTCCTTTTAGATTGTAGCCGGTAGACGTATCCCCATATTTGAACCATGGATAGTCAAGTGACTCAAAGACCTCACGCTTGACCAGGAGAAAGTAGCCGCCAGTTGCATCTACTTCAACCATACCCATATTCAATACGTCGTATGGGTGAAGTGACTTCTCATCATGGTCTGCAAGAAAAACACATGGAGCATGGGGCTCGCCGCGCTGCCACGCAATACCAGCACATATATCAACATCATGCTCGAGTAACCGTAAAGCGGCATCTCCATCGAACATTTGATCATCATCAATGAAAAGTACATGAGTGAAATCGGATTTCAACAGTGCCTTCACCATCTCATTTCTGTCTTCTGGATGACCACGAGCCACATGAAAAAATGGCTTCTGAACAGGCGTACCTTCCCACAACTTGAGCAATGATATCACGTTTTGATAATGTATGTATTCAGTTCTTGTCAACAATCCAACCATCATCTTAATCGGCTCAGACGTAGTTACTCGAAGCATATTATCAATAGCGTCTTTTCCTATTCTCTCCTCAAGAATAAGACGCTGCTTCTCCTGGTACTCATGGAAAGCATCCGCCGAACCGAGCGTATCGATAAATCCTTTTTCACCTTCATGCTCTATCTTCACATCACGAGCAATCTTGAGCGTGAAGCCGAGTTGCAAGATACGATAGCAAAGTTCCAATTCCTCCTTATCGCCGAGACCGTATACCGCTGGAAGAACTTCACCCCATTTCTCCTTCACAGCACGGATAACATTCATATCAGCCAAAAAGAAGAGACCAAGTAGATATTTTACATCACAGTTGATAAACATCTTTAAGTTGTATGACTGTGGCCCCATTGCAAATGAAATCATCGGACCTACTGCACCAACTTCTGGATCCTTGAATCTCCTCATCATATTCTCAAGCCACTGCTTGCAAAACACTACGTCATTGTGACACGTCAAAGCATACGGCGTATCGCACATCGCATACCCTTTTTCAACAGCCGCGATATATCCAATATTCTCAGACGTGTACTGATACTTCAGCTCGACGCCATGATCACGACAATACCACACCACCCATGATTCAGTATTGTCATCGCTCCCATTGTCAAAAAAGAGTACTTTGTACTTCGATGGATCAGTATGTTCAATCAAACTTTCAAATGCTTTCTCTGTCAACTTCTGTTGATTCCTGGCTACCATTATTATGGTTAGCTGTTTCATTCTTTATTCCCCCTATCCTAGTCGTTAAAGTCTGATGGCTTAAGATTCTTCAAGTGCTTCTTCAACAGCTTTATCGTATACTTCTCAAGAGACAAAGCATTGGGCAAATGGGCAAATTTCTCATACATGGTCTGTGCAAGTTCTTCAAGAACATATGATGCAATAGCGGCAGCATCTTTCTTTTGTTTTGCTGACATTGCCATGACAACCTCCTATTTGATACAGATAATTTTCTCGTGGCCGATTCTTGTTCCTAATGAAACATTGATCGGTACTTCAATCTCCCGCAGCCGTAGACAGAAACTTACGTCTTCACCAAACTGAACGCCATTCATAGCGGTAACAAGATTGAATGGGAGATCGAGCGTATTCTCTCTCACTCGAGTATTCAACCACAGTCTATCTCGGGCATCTGGATCACATAGGATCCTTATGATATTTCTTCGTATTCCTAAAAACGCTCCACCACAGATATCAACAATACGCTTAGGATTTATATTCCTTATTCCATTCGTCTTGTTATCATATTCATAGAGCGCATACTCTTTGTCACCAGTTTTACAGACACCCGTAACGACATCACCACCGTGGTTCATGAGAGCTTCTATATCTTTTCCATCAAATTCCATATCAGTGTCAATAAAGATAAGCCACTCCGCTTGAAGACGGAAAGCTTCGAGTATAGCAATGTTCCGGTTCTGTGAAATTGACACTCCTTGATAAAGCTTAGTTATTACCTGATGTCCACGTCGCTGCAAATAATGCTGAGCGTCTTCACGACACTCAATGAAATTTCTATTGATAATATACCCGCAGGGAGACGCGATGAGTATCATGCTTTCTCCAATTTCACTTCTTGTGGACGAGCAATCACACAGATCGAACCTGGATAATGGACAAGACGAGACCCCGCGATCTCGAGTTCAGCAATCAACTGCTGGACTCCGTCATTCCCAATCGTCATATAGTCATGCCACATAATAACTTTCGGATCCATACTGATCGCCAGCAGTGTATCATTCTTGACATGCTCATAGTCATGAGCCCCATCAATGAAAATAAAATCATGTGTCTCACAGCCACGAGCATACTTCATCGTATCAGCAAAAACGAGATCGACAAATGTGTCTTTGAAGAAAGTTCCATATTCTTCTTTCGGACCGAGCCCATGATATCCGTGCTCGAAAGCAACATCCATATCTTTGTGAATATCAATACACTTCACACGCTCTATCCGATTATGCAGATATACGAGTAAGGCTGTATATCCCTTCCAAGTGCCGATCTCGAGAAATGTTCTCAAATCATACAGCTCGACACAGTTGATAATGGCTGTGTGATCATTCTTTATCGTAGACCACTGCGCCATCGGATAAGGACATCTAAATTTTCGATGAAACCACTCCACATAATTTATTGCTGATAAACTTGGAGCCTCATGCTGTAACATACTCTCTCCTTAATAGGTAGTAGTGAATTTCCGCCCTTCTCTGACAGGTGCAAATTCTAAGCGTCTTCGTCACCGAGCTACTTGATCAGTGAATGGAACGAGCCGACCGTTACGTCTACGTTGGGGATATTCGACGTCGCACCGATGGTAATGGTGTTTGTATTCGCCAAGGTATAGAACATAGTACCCAGCGAGCTGTTCGAAGTCGTCCCGAACGCCGTGAGAATCACGACGGTTGGTGTGTAGCCAAGGCCATGGGTGTAGATGGTACCTGCCGTGGTTGTCACCGTAAATGCGAGTTGCTGTGACCAAAGAGCACCAAGAGTTGCCATAGTATTATATCACTTCCTTTCTGACCGTTCTTCGCTTAACGGCGATACTAAGTCTTTTGATTTACCTCATCATCTTCTTCGCAATGTGGGAACGTGATAAAGAGATCGTATGTAGTCAACAACATCTTCAACACGTCGCATCATGATATTCCTATCTTTATCGGTCAGGTAGTTATCCCTGACCATTTGAAGCTTGGCATAAACTGGAGAGATGTGATTTATTATAACATCTTCCAACTCACGAACTTGATTATGAGTAAATGAAGACATGATCGTCTCCTATCCCTTATAATTATCTCCTATTGACGCCATATCAATCGGCGTCGGCTGATATAACATCGGAAGACCTGTCGCTGGCGGAAGACTCGTAGGCGACAATGCCGTATTTGTCCCAATAAACTTTTCATAGTATCTTGTACTCGTTCCCCCACCCTTATTGGCGAGATAAAGACCCAGCCCAACTATTCCTAATAGTATCAACATATTCCTGTTCATAATTCCTCCTACGTCAATTTGATAGACACGGTGACTTCAACATATCTTGATTGACCAGTATTCTCTTCGCGAACCATGGGTCCCTTGAGTTCGTAGTACGACAAACCTTCTTTGTCAAAGAAATTTATCAGTCTTGCCAGTATCGCTTCTGCTGCTGGATCTACGCTTTTGAAGTAATGTGTTCTTCCTCGATATGGGGGCATGTGGCTCCTCCTTGGTGATTCAAAGTCTACGCCTTCTCCGTCAGGCGAGTATAATATTGGATGATGTCGTTCGTTCATCTTCGAGTACCTTCATTTTCATCATATTCAAAATGCTTCCACAAATCTTTTCCAGTGGTCGACTTGATAAGAAGACTTCCATCTGGAAGCCCATACACCTTCGCCTTTGACGTGAATGGATGCTTGAACCACTCACCAGGCCACAGGGACTTCTTTCCCTTCTGCGCCCGCATTTCAATTACACGATCATATATTTCTACTGCACCTTTGGGCAGTTTCATAATATCTCCTACTGGATTTGAAAAGTAATTGAACCAGCAACACCTGTATTTACAGTTGAGGCTGACCATGTTGCACTTATTACACCGCTTTTATATAAATATATATATTGATTAGTTCCAAATACAGCCATCATCCCAAGTGACATAGTCGTAGTGTTGTCACCAGCCAAAAGTGGCATCATATTGTTTCCAGGTGAGGCTGCAACTTTACCAGCTGGTATTTTAATCATTAGTTGGGTATCTAATGACCCGCCAACAGTAGTACTCATTATACGAAAATTAACTGTCATCGTTTTACCACTAATGGTATATGAAAAATCCTGGATACTTCCACCATATACTGTCCATGTCATCGAGCCGCTTCCTGTGAAATCAGCTGCATTGAAAGGTACCGCTGTCCATGTGGGCGATGTTACAAAATTCGGCACACCGCTTACCGAAGTATATGGAAGACTTCCAGATGTCCCCGTAGCTAAGTCTACCTTACCGCCCGATACCGGACTTAAGCCTGAGCCATAGGCTGATGTAACTAGGGCAAGAATGAATATAAGTATCCACAAGATCTTTTTCATTATATCACCTATTGAATTGAAAATGTAAACGAACCAGACACACGAGTGTTTGAAGATGAAGCAGCCCAGTTATTAAAAACCCCTCCATCTTTATAACATTCTATATAATTTACAATTTGAAGTATAGCCGTTCCAAGTGCCATGGTTGAACCATTATTATCACTAACTAAAATTGGAAGTCTATAATAAGTACTAGGTCTTTTACCAGCCGGTATTTTAATCCTCAATGCAGTATCTGGTGTTCCACCAACAGACGTATTAGCTATTGAGAAGTTAATAGTCATCATATTACCAATAATTACATATTGAAATGTCTGAACATTCCCAGAGCTTACAGTCCACGTCATTGAGCCACTTCCAAAAAAATCACTAGCATTAAATGGAACACTAGTAAATTGTGGTCCACCACTTATTGATGAATATGGTAAAGACCCGGTTGTTCCGGTAGATAAATCTATTTGACCACCGGATACTGGACTTAGTCCAGATCCGTATGCTGACGTCACTATAACCAAATAGAGTAATATTCCTAGAACAATCTTCTTCATATTATCCCCTATCTACTATTCGGAATGGCGTATTCTCAAGCTTCTCTTTTGTCACGATGTAGTAATGACCTGCATCTTCACCGTCTACAACTTGCAGCTGGTACTTTCCATGAAGCCAGCCAACAAACATTAACCGAACGCCTTTCACTTCTATGATATCACCTATCTTTGGCAATATGGCAGCCGGGTTCCTCGAAATCTTTACTCGCTTTATTTTACCCTCTACCAAAGCTCGTAAAAGATGTTTCACATTAGCCTTGAATGAAGGTTTAGACCCAATCTTAAATGTTACGATATCCCCATCTACAGCAATCACTGTGGCAATACCTGCCGGCCCTGAAAACCTATCACCTCTTTTAACAAATTTCATTGGATTTTCTCGTGGTGTATCATGCATCCACTTACCAGATTTCCCATAACGGAAAGTTCTTTTCTCGCCGCTGGCCGCTTCAAACTTAATCTCCGACATCTTCATATCATGATCACGAAGCCATTGCATTGCCTTCTGGGCAGAAAACTTCGACGAGTCAAAATGGATAGATTGAAGCACTACCGTCTGATCTCGATCTTTTTTCAGAATTCCCCATATCGCATGAACGCCCCTACCGAACTTATTATTCTGACGCCGGAACTTACCTTTTCTCATCTCTCGTGGCGATATAAGCCGAGCGCTATGCTCATGCGGATATGGATTCGCTCCTACAAATGCAAGTCCTTGTTGACCGACGCCCATAAGGAAGCCATAGTTATGATATAGCTTATTCAAAATGTCAGTATCTGAGTAGCCTCTCTCTCGAAGCTTGTGAACATATTGAGAAGCCTTGAGAGCAACCGCATCTTTTGTTCTACGAGCATAATCTAAAAACTGAGATAGTTTACTCATATCGACCTCGATTTACGCCCAGGATATCTTGAGACCCATAGCTTTTGCCGGCTTCAAGAATGCTCTCATCTTGCTCACCCCTTTGATTCGTCCCGTATACTTCTTCGCCGGATAGTCAACAGTATAGGTACCTTTAGGACCTTCAGTGACATAGACATCAGCATCACCTACTAAGAATCCGCCACGAGTCAACTCGCCGGTCATCTTCTGTTTGTATCGCTTGATAGCCTGGTCACGCTCAGGCGCACTGATCAGCCCCTGTCGATAAGATAGATCAGCATTTATTTTTATTCCGTTTGGCGTTATGCCATCACGATCTTTTGGCAATCTCTTATGCTTTCTCCGAGTACGCCGAAATCTTTTATATGCCTGCTTTGTTTCTGGATCCATCGGATTCGAAAATGCTCCTCGAGTCGATTTACTGAAGTAATGGAAGAATTCTGGCTCGAGAAAGAACTCCTTCCCTGTATGTAGATTCTTTACAATGAAACCGGCACCACGCCTCTGTATGATTTCGAACTTGTTCTGTATGCCCGAGCCGCCGGACATCAGCAATATATCACCGATCTTCCATCGTTCTGGGTTTTTTCTCAACTTCTTCTTTGGATTATCTCTTTCAAGATATCCGTTGATCTCATGCTCGGCATGCTCCTCAGCCTGCTCATACTTCGGAAATCCCCATGATGAGAATATATTCTTGTAGATACTTCGAATAAAATATCCCTTATTATGAGAGTACCAAATTTCATACGGTATTCCCATATACTCCTTATGAGCTTGGCGCTGCGGATTCGGCCGCATTGTAGAAGCTAACGCCCCCATTGGCATCTTTACGCCTTCAAGCAAATGATGATATTTCTTTATGAGACCTTTCTTCAAACCCTCAGGCGTCTTGTCGCTAAGTATAGCCGCTTTCACAGCAGCCAGGTTCATAGTCCGTGGCATGACAGCCTCCTTATTCCTAATACTGATACCCATAAGGTATCGGTTCTATATCTCTCGCCGTCGGATCACCAATATACGAGTACTCATTAATAGCCCGAGCAAGCGCTAACGTCTTCGCCTTATTGAAGCCGGTGATTCTGATGGCTACATGACCTTGATATGGAGTATGATCTGGCTTAACATCATAACCATGACCAAACTCATCAGCCAGATGCTTCTTGAACATCTTTCGCAAGGCAGCTGGGGACATACTCCACGAATCTTTCCAGTCCGACCACGCATAGAAATATTGTCGCTGTGCCATCACGCCCTCCTATCGAATTGATTCGTCAAATCTGTAAAAATTCAATGTAGCGTCACCATACTTTCCACGAAGATGATCTATGAGATCTTGCGTACTCCCAGTTCTCGTATATGATTCTTTGAACTGTGGATTTCCACTCTTCGCAATGGCAAAGATACTGACATATTCTGTTCCACCTGATTTAGCTCTGAGTATCAACAAATGACGATATTTACTTTTTGCCATTATCGCCTCCCGCCGTAGAGAACAAACCAGGCATGCCAGTCCTGCATACACTGCATCATTTCTTTCCTGACGAGAGCTATTCCCTTCTTGCTCAGCGGTATGTCCCTTGCCACATTCTCAGCATGAAACTTTGCTAAGTGCTTAGCTTGTTTTTGAGCAGCCGATGAACTTGCCATATTCTCACCTCTTCTTCGTCATGAAGTATATTCCTAAGCCAACCACCGCAACAATGGCGGCTCCAATTCCTACATTCTCCGCGGTCACGATAGAAGGAGCGGCATGACCAGCCAAGTTATTTACCGCATCAACTTGAGTCTTCACCTTGACAAGAAATAACCCAATCTTTCCGTAGTCAGCGATGCTAACGTCTTCACCGCTATTGAGTTGATCATTCACATCGCTGAGCTCTGCTTCCAATGCCGTCTGCTGATCGATCAACGACGCAACTTGCGCTTTCACTGCCGGGTCTGACGAAGTAGCCAACTGATTCAAGGTATTACGACACATTAGCAACTGGCCAATAAGCGCTTGTGCCTTTGCCTTCAGATCACTCAGTACTGTTCCAAAACCTCGTAACATTGTCGCCTCCTACGTCGTCTTGACGTGATAATATTTTTCACCGATCTGATCGTTCAGCAGTGTTTCAATGTGCTTGGCCTTCATCTTCAAGATCATGGGTATCATCATCTTTGATAAACCCTTGTGACTCCCACGCATCTGCATGATATCACCAACCAAATACTCTGGAGATTCAGCATAAGCTTGAGATAAAAGAATTGCGGCTGATCGCTTTCGTATTGATTTCATGATCTCCCCCTACTTGACCATCGACGCTTCAGCCAGATGATTGATGAGACCTCTCTCTTCGTCGCTCAGCCGATATCCGGCAGCAAGCTTTGATTTGACTTGATGAAGCGCAGCCATCACCGCAGCGTCAGCATCGGTCATCACGGAAGCTCCAAGTAGCGTTTCACCAGTAGCCTCGTCATCGCCATATGACTGCACTACACGAGGACCTCCCATCGCCGGAACGACAGGCAACACTGGAGAAATTCTTGGAAATGCGCCATACGCCACAACTGGAACTGGCTCAGGCATAGGGTTCACACCCATACCGCGCATAGCATAGAGCGGCTGAGCAGTGTTCATGGCGGGCTTCGGCACACTTCCCTGCGGTCCGCCGTAAATAGGTCTGCCAATCTGACTACCAGAAGCTTTATACGATCCACCTCTTTTTCCTGGATGACTTTTTCTCATAGGCTGACCACTTCTCCTTGGCTCAGCCCTTCTCGGCCACATCGGAGTTGGCTTTACCGGCGCAGGTGGTCTGGCTTGCTGCGCAGCTGAAGCAACCTTCTGTCCCATTGTCGTTAACGCTCTTGATGGATTTACTGGTCTCATAAATCCAAAATTTTCATCTTCCATAATATCCTCCTATGACACATGCGCTAGTAAGCGCTTTAGAATAGTAACGTGATCTCTCTCATCAGAAGCAATCCGTCGTATTGATTGACGAATGCTATCAAACTCGGTCGTCGCTGGCAAAGCTTTTATCAACTTGGCATAGGCGATGATGCCTTCTTCTTCTTCTCGGATAAACTTACCCAATTCCCGTTTGTATGTTCCTAAGCTAGTAATCATTTCCGTCTCCTCTTATAGTGATAAGGATTTTTCCGGAACGGAACATGTCCGCTGCTCCCACTGGAATAGATATATAGTGCTAAGCCTCCGATACCTACTATTCCTAAGATAATTGGAAGTCCGAGACCGCTCGTAACACCTTTGAAGGCAGAGCCAACTACTTGACCTGCTCCTTGCGCTACTGAACCTACAACCTTTCCGGTAGCCTGCATCGTTCCCTCGGCTACGTTCTCAATCTCCGCAGCAGCTCCACCAGCCTGAGATGAAGTGGCACCTTCATCTATTGACACATACGCGGCTGCACCATATCCCATCGTGCGCCACAGGTTATTGAATATTTCAACCCAATTCCCCAGCGTCATAGATACTGATGGAACAAAGGTAATAGCAAATCGTCCAGAAAATAATGGACGCTCAACCTTTACAATGGTCGCGTCAGTTATGTACTGACGAAACTGAGTTGCAATATCATCTTGCGACGGCTGGAACCAAGCACCGCTAGAATAGGTGATTGTATATTCATTCCCAGAAGCCAACATCGTTCCTTGCTCGATAACGCCAAATCCAGCAAAGCCAGAAAATCTATCAGCTCCTCGAACCTTATATCTGTTTTCCTTGATAGCAGTAGATGGCCGATGATAATTTTCATCTCTTACATGTGGCCACATGGGATTATGCTGTCTCATATCATCTCCATATTCCTAATGACGGGCAAGAAATTCTTCTGCGCTTTCCCCAGGGTAGTAAAGACCTTCTGTTGGTCCATATCTTGCTTTGCGATTCTTGTTGACGACGTAACGCTCAGCATCCTCATCCAGACGCTCCCACCATTGATAGAATGTTTCTTCTGGCAATTTCTCGGCATCTTTATCCCAAATGAGGGCAAAGTCCATATCTTTATATCCTGAGCCTGATCGCACCATCTTTACAATATTGGTCAAATTCTTTTGAAGCGTCTTCTTACTGCCATGCCAGTGAGCACCAAATCGCCATTTCTGAAAGAAGAACTCAATACCTTTTTTATCATCTGTCCGACGAATGACGATATAAATAGTCTTCATGGCTACCTCGTATCAAGTCGATCTCTTTGCTCTTTCTCTTTTTGCTTCTTCTCTTGTTTATGCCGATTCTTCTCTTTTATGGTAGTGTGGTGAGGATGCCCGGGCTTTTGGGTTTCTTCCCGGTGTCGACGAAAAAATTTGTACCGGTCTTGAGCAATGCAATCTCGTTGCTATTGGCTGATTGGGTGCCAAATCCGTTCTTATCGTAAGCGGTGCAATAGTAGAGAGCATCTGCCTTTGTTCCTAAAGTATTCGATATTGAAATTGTCGTTGTCACCACCGCCGCTGATGTCACAGTAGAAGTTGGCGATGAGATGAGATACGGACCGCCTATTGTCGTGCCACATGTTACGGTGTAGGTCACGGGAAAATCAATGGCTGAGCCATCCGTGTTTGTCGTCGCCGTCTGCATTGAGAACAGCGATGCTGGATCAGCTTGCGCGGTAGCTACAAAGCCGATCACGAGCATAAGTACTATTCCTATTACTGCAATCATCTTTTTCATTTCCTTCTCCTCCTTATGGGTTATGTTTCTACTCTCCTCGATACCAGAACTTGTCTACAATTTTGACGATGACATAAGCTACAGCAACTATTCCTAAGATCACAAGCGTGAATGTATCTTTATCCATCTAACCTCCTATGACTTGCAGTGTGCGCCATCTGGAGCCAACGGATCCAGAAGATTTGCTCAGAGCCAGATTGCCATCTTGCCACGCCAGGTATCAGGCAAGTGAAATTTATATTTCTCAAGACGACCGGTTGTCAGCCAACGATCAGGCAGCTCGAGAAAGATGAGTGTGCATAATGTATAATTGAGCAAAGCATCAAGCACGACAAACAAGGCGAGCCATGGATAGCCAAATATCTTTGGCCATGTTCCTAAGGTCCCCGCCATCTTCGCTCGCAAGAGAGCCATCATGAGACCATAGCCACCCCAGACACACCAGATGAACAGTAAAGAATACAATAAATATTTCATGTCGGCTCCTTCTGTACAGGTTTTGATCTCTGTCGCTTGATCGCAGGCATTACAAGGAATACAAATATTCCTATTCCCACAGCCGCGTAAATGACATATTTCCACATTCCAGAAGTACTGCTCGATACTGGAATAGATGGCGCTGGCAGCATTGGCGTGGTGGCCTGCTTTTCCATAGCCGCTGCAAACTCATAATCTTCGAGAGGTATATCGAGCTGCTGACCAACCTGAATGAGATTAGGGTCTGCTATTCTATTCTGATTCGCAATCGTTTGCACACTGACACCGTACTTAGCAGCTATTGCGCCCAGCGTATCACCAGGCTGGACCGTATATGATTCCCAATTCAACTCTCCGTATGATGCGAACATGGTATTACCTCATAACTGGTGGCCACGTTTCAAACTCTACTTCTTCAACATTCTTTCCAAGCCATTTGTTGTCAGCATGCAGACCTTGTGTCACATTATACAAAACAAAATCTCCAAGATTTGAACGAGCTGCGATGGTATATGAATTACCCATCCACAAAGACTTCGTCTTCACTTTCTTGATCTTACGACCGGTGTATTTCTCTATAATCCACTTAGCCGCAGTGTTTCCAGTGAATGGCATGATGCCTCCTACTTAGGTAATATCTTCAACAACAGCTTGGTGATTTCAATCAAGTCCTTCTTGTAGATCACATTCTGCAAATGGACATTGTAGTAGCGTTCACGCTGGTTAACATAGATCGATCCCTTATCACCAATTAGATGTCGCTTTTCAAAAGGGGTGTACCGCTTCTTACCGATATCAATACGAGAGTAATGTGGAACATCGACCAACTCAAAGTTCTTTGATTCGGCCAATATGTTCTCATCGTATTCATATCCACGTCGTCTTCTCATTCTGGCCATCATCGCCTCCTGCTAACACGACGTCTTCGTGGATTCAACTTGTAATATTTTTTGGCGCCGTCGATTTGCATAACATCTACAAAGCCAAACCCCTCTTCTTGGAGTAGTTCCTCAATCTTCTCTTCCAATTCTTGAATAGCATCTGTTCCTAAGTTCTCTGGCTTGTCTGTGTCTGGATTCATGAGCGTTACAAGAAATTGCGCTTTCATCTGTCCACCTCGTAATCATAGAGTGTTGTATAAGTCGGATTTTCCCATCCGACGTAAGCACCTTCTTTGATCTCATCAACAGGCAGCCACTGACCATAGATATATACAAGACCATAGACGTGACCGAGCTGCTTATTTGGCTTATACGACGCCGCTCGCAACTTTACTCGAAAGCCTATGCTCTTGAGGAGCGACAATGACAGAATCGTCATATCATCGCAATCACCTTGCCACAGCACGCCTTTGCGCCAATACTCGAGAGCAACAAGTGGTGACTGGAGCATCTCTACATTGCTCGGGTCCTTTATATATCGAGAGTGATTCTGAACGAAGTGATAGATGGCATCAGCCTCACCCCATTCATCCTTTTGCGGTATTCCTTCAACAATCTTCGCGGCCCAGTCTCGAACGAGCGGATTCTTTCCAGATTGGCGTATCGCCGAGGCCATGAGTTCGAGCGTATTATTGTTGACCGCATCATCTCCAAATCCAAGATTCACATATTTGACAGATTGATCACTCAGTCCTCGAAACATATCATCTCCTCATATCAAAAGACTGAAAATTTATCAAGAGCTTTTAGAAGATCAGTTCCCAACTTAAGAAACTTTCTTTTGTCTTTCTCAGACAACTCATCTCTATTATAGGCCGCTTCTATTGGTCTCATCATGTATCTAACATCATTAAGATCAAATTTCAATCTATCAATGATAGAGTACATGGTCGCTGAATCTGCATATTTCTTTCTCTTAGCCATGTTATCTCCTACTCGTCAAGATTGAATTTCAAGTCGAACATGTAAGAGTCCATGAATAGGCTCATCTCTTCATCAAATGACGTTCCGTTATCTCGAGCCTGATCTTGAACAACCTCTTTTATCCACTTCTTGAGATGACCTGCTCGCACCACTGCCACAACTTCGCCTTCCATTTCTTGGACGACTATTACTGGAATTCTTACTTTCTTGGCCATGACATTCTCCTAGACTTTGGCTTTTGCCTTCTTGACAATAATGCTCATCACTTTTTCGTACTCTTTGTGATATTGAGACTCAGATGAAACGAAGTTGCTCAAGATCTGAGCCGTGACATCAGACATTTCATCTGATCCAATAAATCTGTCAATCACCTCTTGAGCGATGCTATTCAGTTGTGCTCTCGATAATTTCGCCATAACATCTCCTTATATTTCTAAGGCAAGTACTCCTTGACAATCATTGACGCCACAGACGACGTGACCGCTTGTTTCGCCTACTTCATCATCCCACTGCTGTCTGTTGTCGAAGTCGTGGCGAGCGCCACAGGTGTTACATACGGCAGTGACTAGTTTAATTGGCATAGAATTGCTTCTCACATTCTCAATATAGCGCTGAGCATAATCTTGGAGTGCGAGATAGGCCTGCTTGTTGGAATAGCGCGACCTATCAAAAATCATGACGTAGTTAACAAGACCCTTAGCATCCATTTGGCCGGCAAGTATCTGTTGTTTGATAATGCCAGGTCCGAAAAATGAATCAAGCATCTGTGTTACACGAGGGAAGGCAGCATAATCTCTGCTTGTTACTGATCGATAAAGTTCTTGCGTGAGCTGGGCGGTATTGTCTTGCTGTACTTGTGGTGCCACTTGGGGAGCCTCCTGAACAGGAATTTGTCCATCTGATATTTCTTGCGCTATATCTTGCGCTGCCGCTTGAGCGTATGCTTCAGGCGGCAAGTCGGGCATTGATCTCGGATCATATCCTAAGCCGCCAGAGCCGTCATTTGCATTATACGCATCTGACGGAAAGCCTAGATGATCCATACCAGGAGCTGGGGCTGGCGCTTGAGGTCTTGGTGCTGGTGGAGCCTGTATTATCTGACGAGGCGGTGGCGCTTGAACATAGATCGGTCGCTCAGCCTGCGCTTCCATAGGAGCACGAGCAGCCGCTTGCGCTTTGACCGCCGAAATATTCTCGATCGCTCCAATCAGCTTTCCGATATGAGGTCCAACGGCATCTATAAGCTTGTCCATAATACCAGGCCGCTCAGCTGGGCCGGCGCCTGTGAGTTCTTGCAGTATTCCTAAGACACCCTTCATCTTTGTGAGCGCTGTGAATGGATCGCTATCTGCCGGATCTTTTATTAGGCCAAGCGTTTTGAAGATAGTTATTTGGTCTGTTAGCGACTGGGGATTGTTGGAACCGGGTGCGGGAAGCATCCCCATATCTTTCATCGTTCCTGCCATTCCACGCACCAGCTCTAAAGGGTCCTTGTTGTCACCGTTCTTTCCCATAGCGCCCATCATCGCTGTGATGAGGCCGATCATCATTTGCGTCTGGTTATTGCTCTGGTTCATCATGAGCGCAATGAGCTGTTCACTTCCGCTCTTGCTATTACCGCCGGCGAGTGCTGCGAGTTCCATGCCTTTTTGCATGGATTCAACATTCTGCTGTATTACGTCTTTCGGCGCCTGCACTGTTTCTCGCAGTATGTCCATCATTTCAGACGCTTGCGATGTGGCTGGAGTAGCCTCAGGCTCCTGCGCATCTATATCGAAGAAGACAGGCTTTCTCTTATCTCCGCGAAGACCTCCGTCTCGGAAAAAGGTTACCATGTAGCGGCCGGAGCCCCACGAGACCACGCGATTCCTGCGCTTAATCTCCGCCAATGTTTCTTTTTGAACGAGCATGTTAATTTCAAATTCGAGATCAGCCCAGTGGCGGAACTTATCGATTCTGCGTTTGAACTGCCAGACGTTCGGCGACGTTTCTTTGCTCAGCTTGAGATACCAGTCAGTACCTTCCATTCCGAGCAGCATTTCATCTATTGATATCTCATCTGGACTTTTGCGCCTGAATGGATCACCGAGTGACAGCCGTTGTCTTCCGTCTGCGAGCGGGTCTATATCTTCGTCTAAATCGCGAGGATCAATGTCCTCTCCTTCTAAATCTTCTCGTACGGCGTCAAGTATCTTGCTTCTCTTTTTCGCTGTTTTTGTGGCCATGGCTCATCTCCTTATGGTAGTATGGGTGTTTGTGAATTCCCTATTGATTGACGTGAATATTCTATTTGATTGGACGTCCTATACTGCGCTGGACTTCTGCGCTGTGCTAGGCGCTAGTGGGGCGTGTTACTAAAGTTACCTTCTGTTACTATGCCTCTAATATACCACAGTACCTAGTATATGTAAATATCCAATACGGGTTCTCTTTATCAATATCTACATAAATAAATAATAAATAAATACATAATAAATAATATGTTATCCTTTATAACGCTTATAGGTAGTAGAGTAGTAGTGGATAGTAGATAGTAGATATTGATATTGATTATTATTATTATTATTATTATATATATATATATATATATATATATCTATACTATACTATCCATACTATACTATCCACTACTACACTACACTACCAGCGTTAAAACACATAACATATTATTTATTATTTATTATTTTTTGATTATCGCGGATAAAAATAGTTATTTACATGGATAGTCAGAATGTGTTATACTAGGAACAGTTATATTAGCGCAGAGCGTTAGCGAGCGCACTAGCAGAAAGGAGAAAGAATGGATGCTAAGATTGTAAGACCGGGAATGAAGTACTGTCCGTATTGTAAGCAATGGAAATTAGTAATAAAATTTGATAATAAGAACTTAGGTTCTAACTCGAAATGTCGCCTGTGCATAAACAGGCGCAAATAAAGGAGGAAATACATGTATATCGTACAGATGGAGTACAAAGCAAAAGATAGGACCGACTATAAGAGAATAGGAACACGCGAATTCAAAGACGTAAAGCCTGACGACATGATAATTGAGACATGCTGGAGCGCCGTTGTGAAAGGGACCGATAGGAACATTCCCATAGACGACGCTTTCGAGGAGACGAGCATCAAAGATCAGGACGAGACCTTAGGAATACGGCTTAGTGAAGTACTCGCAAGGAGCAAAATGACGCGAACAGTAATAGAAGTAATTGGGATCGAAAAATATAAGAATAAAGATGTGACCAATCCAACTTTTCAGAAGCATGCGGCTATACTGCCATCGCTGATAGCTTTCCAGCAAATTACAGCGCCGACGGTGGCGAGAACCTTAGGAATACAAAAACTTCAAGCGCGAAACATAATCGAGGAGCTGGAGAAGGCTGGAATTCTCAAGCGCACTTATACGTTCTGGACTATGACTAAACATGTCAGATCTCAGATACGCGACCATTTGATGGGTGAAAATATTCCTGTTCTAGCGCCGAAGCAAGTGCCAGGCGTGATGAGTACAGAAAAGAAGCCCCGATATGGAAAACTTGAACAGGTGTATCAGCAGCGAGTAGAAATAGCCGAAATGAAATGGCGCGACAAGCACTCGCATTTCGATAAGAAGAAAGGAGAACTCGTCGAGGATTATGAAGAAGATGAGTTGATTGAATATCATAACAAAATAGTTATATTCCTCGAGAAGGTGCAAGAAGCTATCAATGAGGCGGGCTACAAAGGACTTAGTTATGAGAAGCAGAAAAAGATTGATGTCAAAATGATGAAAGATATGCCACGAGAATAGGAACATTGAATCCATAAAGAAATGGAATATTTTTCGATATACAAACAAAACTGTCTATCGTATAATATTCCTTATGCTTCATATTCTACTCGAGGAGGTGGACGGATATGCTAGGAACAAAGATCGGAAAGCATCGTGGTCACATGGGTGATAAGCATAACAGAGCGCAGAAGGTCTACAATGCTTGGTCTGAGCTGAAGGCAAAGATGGAAGGTATGATAATACGGGGACGTGGTGAGACCGAGCAGGCGCGATGCGCCTACTGTATGCTGTTGCTCATGGAGACAGGGATCCGCTCTGGGAACAGAGATAGCGCAGGTGGCTATGTCTGCGACCAGAAGCATCACGAGAAATATGGTAAAGAGATCCAGACGTTTGGGCTCACAACGCTGCGACCCGAGCATGTCGATCAATCCCGTGGCCAAGTCCGTATCTCGTTCACAGGCAAGAAACTAGTGGACCAGACATTGGTTACAAAGCATCCAATACTCGTCAAGTACTTCCATGCTGTTCTCGAATCACATGATGATCCCACCGCATTCGGTGTCCATGATAAGCAGCTGCGCCGATTTACTCGCAAACATATTGGTCCAGGCTTCAAGCCAAAAGATATCCGCACCGCGTTGGTGAATAGGCTATTCATCAATATTGTCGAGAATGATAATATACTCAATGCCAAGCCAAGTACCAAGAAAGAAGCCAATGCGGTACTCAAGAAATTGATTGAAACCGTGGCTGAGCGCATTGGCCATACAAAGGGCGTATGCAAGGGGTCATATCTATCACCCACACTACTCGCCGTCGTAAAGGACCGCTTGCATGGTAATATTGTCCACAAGACCCGCAAGCGCAAATAGCCTGTATTTACTGCCTATAATTGCATAAGTTTTGGAACATTTTTCGATTTACAGCAAGCTAGCAATAGCATATAATGTGCTCTATAGTACAGCAGCGCAATAGCGTGACTAAATGATACGAACAGAAAGGAGGTGAGATCAATGGATTATAAATTAGCCAAAGGAGATATTGCCAAAGACTACAATGGTGAGAAGTGGAAGGTGATGGTAGAATCAAAAAACAGAACAAAGACGGTATTGTCATATGATGAATCCGGAGCATTGACCGATGCGCCTCTGGATGAGATTGAAGGTTTCAGATTTGCTGGATGTATTGGTGTTGACAAAGATAATGACGGAGAAAGAGTGGCTTGGGCGTATACTACAGCCACATCTCTCAGAAAGATCGTACTTGGACAATAACTCGCGGGACACCGCAATCAAACATGGAGGCCACAAATGAAAAAGATATTGGTTACTGGAAATGGTCCATCACAGTCACTTGTCAAAACCATCCGCAATGCCATACGCAAGACTTCGGAGTACCTCGTTCCACCTGACACGCCACATTATCCCGCTTATCAGATCAAATCAACAGAGTCTCGGAGAAAGCAGCAGCGATACTGGATCTTTGAGTCGCGCGATGATGACGGCATTCTCATTGACCAATTCTATGGGCGCAGTATCAAAGCGGCCTACTATCAAATACAGAAGCCATGGCGATATGAGTATAAGCTCGCTGGGCTTATGACATTGAAGGAGGCCAACTATGAAGCCCGTTCAATATAAACTAACCCATGCAGAATCAAATGCCTTCAACGCTTTTGCAGAAGAGCGTGTGATGGCTGCGAAGGCGATCAAGCCAACTATTCGCATGACACGGGATCAAGAGGATCACTTGCGGGCTTGCTTCTTCAATTGTATTAGCGATGCCTACTCTTCTGGCATGGCCTCGGAGAATAGGAAAAAGAAGCCAGATGCGATTGGCACCCGTCAGATCTTGCAAGAGATTGACTGGATACTTGATCAGAAGAATGTTCCAGGCAAGAAATATCTGCGCACTCTCGGCGATCGGGTGAGAACACTATCCAAACAATATCTCAAGTCAAAGAAAGGAGCCAAATCCAATGGCACTCACAAATAAATCCATCCGAGCTCTTAAAGAAGCGCTACCCGTGGGAACAATGATATCAATCTTGCTGCGCAATGGTAGAAAGGTAAATGACTATATCAATGACAAGGCCTTTACGATAGGCCTACATGGTGTCAATGATATATACTATTACTCGGATTTTACCATGCGCCATCACGGCAGTATTCCATTCTCGTCGTTTGATACATGTTCCGTTTCGAAGACACATGTCAAGCTTGACAACTGCGTGATAAGCATCAAGCGGAAAGCGAGGGACTAGGAACATGATAGAAAATATCAAGATCATATTACAGCAATATTTTGATGGACTGATACCAGCAGATGAAGCCATCAGCAAAATAGCTGTGGAGATGTCTGAGATAGAGGAGTCAAAATGCTAACTCAACGACGGGTGTGGGAGTTGATGAGTACGCAATGTAAATTTCTTGGTGAAGATAAGACTTGTATCTACTATGGAACCATGCTTCTACTAGGTAGAGCTAGAGATTGTAAATGCGAGACATGTCCGATTCTTGGATGTGTTGGTGTTGAAGTATGGGAGACAGGGAGTAGACCATGACAATACGACGACCAATGAAGCCAGCGACGCTGTCAGATCTGGCCTTGGAAGATATTGATGGTGATGATATTCCATTTCCAGTCTACGGTACTCCGAAATTTGATGGTATCCGCTGCTGCGTTCAAAGCGGCCAGGCGCTAACCTATAAGCTCAAGCGGATACCGAATAAGTATGTGAGACGTAAACTTGAGATGCCAGGATTTGAAGGTCTTGATGGTGAGTTGATTGTAACTCACTCTATTCAAGATTACTTCAATAATACCCAGTCTGGTGTGATGTCACATGATGGAGAGCCAGACTTCAAGTTCTGCGTCTTTGATGTGATGCCGAAGTCAGGCAAGCCAGATCCAGGATATCTACGTCGAGTCGATGACATGTTCAAGACTCAGGCTTCTTTTCTTCAATATGTGGAGCCGGTGAAGATCAGGAACATGCGAGAGCTGCTGTCATTCGAGCGCGATTGCCTCAAGAAAAATTACGAAGGATTTGTTCTGCGCACTGGTAATAGCCCATACAAATATGGGCGTTCTACGCTTAGCCAGTTCTGGATGGTGAAGTATAAGCGATTCCATGATAGTGAAGCTCGTGTTACGGGCTTTAATGAGTTGATGGCTAACAAGAATGAAGCCAAGCGGAATAAGTATACCAATCTTATCGAGCGTAGTTCACACAAGAAGAACATGGTGCCAATGAATATGCTGGGCTCGCTCAATGCGGTTGATCTAAAGACAGGCGTAGAATTCCGGATATCTGGATTCACATTGAAGCAGCGCAAGCAGATATGGCGACAGCGCAAGAAGAAGATGGGCGCGATATTCACGTATCGCTATCAGCTGCATGGTATGAAAGACAAACCTCGGTTTGATGTCTTCAAAGGATGGAGGCCAGAAAATGAGTCTTGACCCAGATTTGATAAAGCGACATACGATCATGCTCTTTGAGTATGACGGACGTCAGTATCGCGTGATCAGCGAGATGGTATCTGAGCAAGGTGATATCAAGTTATTCGTTGAGCAGAAGATTGTAGATAATGTTGATTCAAAAGAGAAGCAGGTATGGGTAGAAGTATCACCAATGTTGACTGACAAGAATCACATGACGATAGAGCAGTGTACTCAAGTGCTCAAGCAGATATCTGATTATGTGAATGTCAACTTCTTTATCGTGTAGGAATACCGTGAGGTCTTATGGACATACGAAAAGTATCGTTGGTAGTTACTGCTGTGGTATTATTGATAGGCGTCGTCGCAACGAGCCATCGAGTTAGAAGTCTTGATAAGCAAATGTCAATAGTTACAGACTTGCTGAGAGAACAGCAAGGTATCAACAAGAGTCTGATAGAAGCGCTCAAGTTGCGCGAAGATCCACAATATCTGAAGGAAGTTACCGATTGCAATACGCAATCAATAAAACCCAAAGCGAAGAGGAGGAAGTAGAATGGAAAAGACAGTGATGATGCAGCACATGGGGAGGATCTATGTTGGTAATCCGCTATATGAGAAGGCCACCATGGAAAGAGAAGAAGGGCCGGAAGAGACCATTGATATATTGGTCGAGATGGATGAAGCGTATGAGTTCATCCCTATTGCGACGCTCATGCCGGATGAACGGACAGGTAAGCTTGGAACGATGTCGACGTTCTCAACGATTAAAGTCGGCAAGGTCGTGTCAATACCAGATGAAGCCATCATCGCGGAGTTAGCGAATGACTCGCCGTATTATCGTCAGTACGTCTTGCTGACAACCGGCGTGACAGTGCATAATCCCAGCGAGATGCCACCTACGCCCATAGGATCGCACAAGCGGCCACATTAGGAATAGGAGGAGAGATGAAATTTTTTGCAATGCTATATGAGAAGTTGACAAAGCCAAAAGATACAGGTTGGCGTATCTGTGTCCATGGTGAGAAGTGCAACGAACCTGACTGTACTCATAAAGTTCCACATGAGCGCAATACCGGTTGTGCTAATGTTTGTTGGCACTCGGGTGAAGTATGTAGGATGACTGATGAGCCAATCAAGGGATGTGGTGGTAGGCCATGACACCTAACGAACAACTTGCAGAATGGGTAAAAGGGAATTCAATACATGATACAGAACGAAATGAGTGCTGTCCGGACTTCTCATGCTGTAGGCCCGAACTGTTAGCCAATCAGGTTGAGCGGCTTACCTTTGTTGAGAACCCAGAACTTCGTGAAAAGATGCTCTTTGTGTTTCTTAGCCGCGGTCTTGAGAAGCTCGGATATGAAATTTCATCACCACTTAATTTGAGAGAATAATCAACGTCGGGTCTCATGCGCTAGGCCCTGAAGTGGTACGCGATACCACATGCGCTGTAGTCTCCATGTGAAGGGCCTGGTTTTCGGTGACTCGCTGTGTTAAGGGATGGAACCGTACCATTATAATAGGTCTTGCCGACTGATTAGGAACAGAAGTGGTGACACGGATATCGTTAGCTCTCCCTTTCAATATCAGATGTCACTATCTTTTATCCTCTTTGGTCGGCAAGTTTTTAGGAGATGATAATGTATATTACTATAAACCCAATGACGTTCGAATGCCGAAGATATAATACACCCGAATTGGCGCTGATCGACAGCGTACGGCTTAATAAACTTGATGAAGATCATCCATCATTCAGGTTGTATCACTTGATGCCAGATGATATAAAGTTTAAGTATCTAGGTAGTCTGTATCGAGGATTTGGAACAGAAAACTATTCATTCAAGGGAGAAAGTGATGAATCCGATAATTATTCCGTCATCATATAACTATATCGCCGTATTCCTCACCTTCAAGTGCAGTCTTCGATGCTCCTATTGTATCAATGCTTATACGCCAATAAATCGGATAAGAAAACAGCTTACTGGTCAAGAGTGGGTTCGTTCCCTTGATAGAATAGTGAGTAGACCAGACTTGCCGATTACGCTTGGAGGTGGTGAGCCAACATTCCATCCAGATTTTTTCTACATCGTCAATGAGCTTCATGATAAAGGACATAAGTTAGACTTGCTTACGAATAGTATTTTTCATGTTGATACATTCATGCGTCAGATATCACCTGCTGTATTCAAGCGTCCAGCGCCGTACGCTTCTATTCGCGTCTCATATCACCCGGAAACAATGGTCGCGGAGAATGTGCTAAGACGAGTGAAGAAGTTGCTCGATGCCGGATATCACATTGGAATATGGTCTGTCAATCATCCGCAATATAAAGATGATCTCATGGAGTTTGCTGACGCTTGTGATAGACATGGGATTGACTTCCGTCTCAAAGAGTTCCTAGGAACATTTGATGGAAAGATGTGTTGGACATCTAAGTATCTAGGAGCTTGTGATGGAAAAGCCACTCAGTTAGTAGATTGTAAGACTACTGAGTTGATTGTAGGGACTGATGGCGCAGTATATCGGTGTCATTCCGATTTGTATGATGATCGTGCTCCCATAGGATCGCTGCTTGACGAGTCATTTGATATACAAGATATCTATCGCTCTTGCACGATGTTTGGTACTTGCAATCCATGTGATGTGAAAGTCAAGTTTGATAGATTCCAGCAAATAGGCCATTGCGCGGTCGATATTAAGTTTTTGGGGGTGACAAAATGATTATACTTTCTTTAGGAAGATGGAGTATTTCTTCTGGCCGTTGGTTTGTGCGTACCAGAATATATTTTCACGGTAGGTGGACTCCGTTTACTGATATAAGATGGCGATATCGGAAGGAGCGATATGGAAAAAGCTAAATGTCGATGTACTGTTCCAGGAGATAATCCGGCTTGTACTGTTCATGGGGCTATTAACCCATTTGGGTTACGTCTTGATACACGGCAAGTCGGTGGTGACCATTACAAGAAGAAAACTATCACGCCGTGGGAGATAATTGATATGCTGGGTCTAGATTTCTATGAAGGCTCGGCATTGAAATATCTCTTGCGGTATAGAGATAAAGATGGCATGAAGGACTTGGATAAACTGAGTCACTACGTTGACAAGTTGAAGGAGCGATATGGAAAAAGCTAAATGGTATTGGCTGTGTCCGTGCGGTAATAAAGTGAATCGATATAATCCCATCTGTCCACAATGTACTAAGAAAAAGGAGGAGGCAGAAGCCTATGTCAAAGCTGATGACGTTGAAGCGAGTGGGGAACAGAGTGCAGCCGATGTGCAATGTGTCGCTACTGAGAAAAGCGGGCACGAATGACTATCTGGTTGTATTCACTGACGGACCTGAGACAGCGGAGTTGCTCAAGGGTGGATGGAAAGAGGTCGATAAGAAAACAGTCATGTTCAAGGCAATATAGGGGGATGATATGAATATAGAGTATCTGTTTATATGGTTGATGCCTGCTATGTTTTTGATAGGTGGGTATTGCGTTGGAGCTTTGTGGTATCTGAGAAAGATACAAGATCTCCGAATAACTATCATAAAGCTTGAGCATGATACCGCTCGGTTATTGATGCGAGAACCACGTACTATCGAATATATCGTAAGCTATTACGGTCCAGGAGAGGAGAAATATGACAATAAAGAACAAAACAAATATTGATATGTCACTTGGAGATGCGATTGATCGCATAACGATTCTTATCCGCAAGATACAATTCGGCGAAGATGCGGCTTATAAAGAGTGTGAGCATTTGACACAGTCCATTGACAAACTGGAGATACCGCTGTCAGGTGCCATTCTTGCAGCTATCATTCGCGTAGCCTATTCCAATTTTGAAGTATGGAATAGGGAGAATGCCTTCCGTCGCGGTGAAGATATGGATGCCGAAGCCGTAAAGAAGATGATGATTGAAGTACGTGACTTCAACTCGCGAAGAATCTACAATAAGAACGAGATAAACCGATTGACTGAGATGGGTTTCCGTGAATTCAAAATCCAGCATCGCTCGAGGTGATAATGAAAATTTTGGCTCGCATTATTGCCCATTACCATGCAAAGTGGTTGGGTATTCTATATGCCAGTACTCAGGCTACCGCTTATACTGATGAATGGTTGAATGTTTATTCGTCGACATATAGTCACTTCTATAAAACACTAACCAGAAACTTATTGGAGGGAGATCATGATGGATCCAAGAAAAATTGATGGACATAAATTGCACCTCCATCCAGATAGAGTTCAGGAGTGGAGAGAAGGCAAACAAATTTATCCAATATACGTTGAAGTGAGTCCGACGTCGATATGTAATTTCAAGTGCTCATTCTGCGCTCTTGACTTTATGAAACGTGGTCCCAGCTTGGAGATAAATGATATTCTCGCAGCGATACGAGAAATGGCAAGTCTGGGCGTGAAGAGCATCATGTTCGCGGGAGAAGGCGAGCCATTGATCTACAAAGATTTTCTTCCAATGGCGCTAGGCGCTAAGCAGAATGGCATTGATATTTCACTTACTACGAATGGCTCGTTGATGCCACAAGAGTTGTCATATAATCTGCTGCCTATCATGTCTTGGATTAAGGTGTCACTGTGCAGTACGGTACTAAGTACCTTCAATTCGATATCGGGCTTTGATCGCATGCTTGGAGCAAGAATGCTTGGTCAGGTTATTCTCAATATCTATGAAGCCGTGGAGATTAGGAATAAGTTCAAGCATAAATGTGATATCGGTATTCAGATGTTGGTGACAGAAGAGAATGTGGCAGATATATATCACACGATCATAACGGCTCGAGAGATCGGAGTAGACTACATCGTTCTCAAGCAGTACTCACATCATCCATCAAGTATCAATCAGCATGTCACTCCGCCGCTTCCTGATTATACGCTTATGTCAACTGATCGCTTCAAGGTGATACAGCGTCACCAGGTGTTTGGTCATAATTATGATAAGTGCTATGCTTTGCCATTCTGGTCATACATTGCGAGTAATGGCGAGGTATATGCTTGCAGCTCGCACATTCCCGACCCAAGATTTTATCTCGGAAGCATCTACGAGAATACGTTGAAGTATATATGGGATAAGGACAACTATGTGCTTGTGAATTCGGCAATTGACGTTGCTCAGTGCAGAACGAATTGTCGGATGGACGCTTGTAACGAATATCTGCATGAGCTGATGAATCCAGGTCAGCATGTTAATTTCATATAGGAGATGACATGAATAAATGGCTTTGGAATAAAAAGAAAACTATTAAGATTAACATCGACACATTTCTTTTTGCCACTTTCGTTATCAAGCCAATAAATTCTACTTTTGAAATAAAGGGTCCGTATGCAGTCTATTTCAAAGAGATATTGATGGCAGACGGATTTCCAACAGAGTCATCGTCAAGAATATGGATTGATGAGGTGACGAAATGAAAGTCAAGACAATAATAATATTCGGAAAGCCGGGTGATTGGAATACATCAGCTAGTATAGAAGTACCAGGTCTTGGTGATGTGAAAATAGAAAGATGTTTTTCTGAGGAGACTATTAACAGATTATGTCAAGAGGCGGAGATAGCGCTGCGTTTGAAGATGGGACAGAAGGAGGTGTGTGATGAGAAATCTGGACAGCCACAAGTTGATTCATCATCTTGATCGACTGAACGAGTGGAAGCAGGGAAATAGAATTCCGCCGATCACAATGGATATAGCGTTGACTCGTGCTTGCAACTATAAATGTATCTATTGTTATGGTCAGTTGCAGGAGAATGAGCTCAAGCCAATGACATGGGATGTGATCAAGCGGTTCTTGGATGATGCTCGTGAAATAGGCGTCAAAGCGATATCGCTGGTGAGCGATGGAGAATCAACATGCTCACCGCACTATGTGAAGGCTATCCAGTATGGCCATGCGATTGGGCTTGACATGGCCTTAGGAACAAATGGCTATCTACTGGACGAGGAAGCTTTAGGAAAAATACTTCCGTGTCTCACTTATCTACGTTTCAATGTTTCCAGCGGGCGACCCGATAGTTATGCTCGATATCATGGAGTGCCGGCTGAATTCTTTGACAAGGTTCTTACTAATCTTTGGACAGCGGTCAGGCTCAAGCGCATATTCCATCTACCGGTTACGATTGGATTGCAAATGGTTTTTCTTCCAGAGATGGTTGATGAGATAATGCCGCTTGTGAACGTAGGGAGAGCTTCTGGTGTAGACTACTTAGTCATCAAACATTGCAGCGATGACGAGGAGCACACCTTAGGAACAAACTATGAAGACTATAAAAAGCCATATGTCATCAATATTCTCAAGAACGCTGAGATGATGTCTACTAATCAATATCAGGTTTCAGTGAAGTGGTCAAAGATATTGTCAGGCGGTAAGCGCAATTACTCGAGATGCTACGGCGCTCAATTTATCATGCAGCTTTCTGGATCTGGATTAGTTGCGCCGTGTGGAATGCTGTTCAACGAGAAATACAAGAAATATCATATTGGAAACATTGTTGATACCAGCTTCAAGGAATTATTCTATAGCGATAGATATATGGAAGTGATGAACTTGTTAGCATCCGATAAGTTTGATGCTAGGACAATGTGTGGCTCGCTCTGCCTTCAGCACAAGTGCAATGAGTTCCTCAATGAATTGATGACTAGGCCTGAGCATGTAAATTTCGTGTAAGGAGACGCAGTGAAGAATTTCATTTTTATCATTTTATTTCTTTGTGCCTGCGGTCCTCATACTGAAATTGAATATCACACGAAGCCGATTGAGCAGGTTCGAGAAGAGTGTTGGGGAAAATGGGCTTGTGCTAAATGGAGAAGTTGGAAAAGTCTTGATGAAATAGGTCGAGTGAAGTGTGATATCTATCTTGCTCCGGCTGATTTCTATGTGACCGAAGCCTGTTATGAAGATATCATTGAGCATGAACGGCATCATTGTTATGAAGGACATGATGAGCTGCCAACTCCAAACTGTGTTCAATATACGGCAATATTGAAGGGGGAATGATGGAACATTATAAATTCGAAGAATCATTCATAAGAGGAGTAAATCCAGGAGATCCATATCTGATAGTAGATAAGTCGGCGAATGCTATCTATGTATATATTGACGATATCTGCTATATTTTTGTGAAGGAGAAGAAATGACAATAGCAGAACTGCAAAAAAAGGCTGACTACATACGCGATGAGGTTATTCGCGTGGCGTGCAAAAACAAGTGTGGTCACATTGCGCCATCATTATCAATAGTTGATATTCTGGTGGTGCTGTATTATCATATAATGTTTCCATTCAAACATGTTCCAACATTTAAGATGTCACGTTATCTATCTTGGAATGATCGTGATAGGGTGGTTATATCAAAAGGTCATGGCGGCTATGCTCTATATGCTATATTGGCCGATCTAGGAATAATTCCACGAGAAGCTTGGGAAAATTTTGGGATAGATGGTGTTCTCAAAGGTTGTATAGAATATCGTCCAGATTGGGGACTTGAAGCTGGCACCGGCTCACTTGGTCACGGTTTGCCGATGGCTGTTGGAATGGCTTATGCTGCGAAGATACAAAAGAAGACTTGGCATACATACTGTATTGTAGGAGATGGTGAATTGCAAGAAGGTTCGTGCTGGGAAGCTATACAATTCATGTATGAACGTGATTTGAAAAATATTACCGTTATTGTTGATCTAAATGGATTCATGGCGTTAGAAAAGACCGGAAATATTGTTATGGACCGTTGGAAATTTTATTATGATATGGTCAGAGGACATAGTATGGTTGATTTGGAATATGTACTAAAAACAAAACCACAATTGGTTGTCGCTCGGACGGTGAAAGGGAAAGGCTTGAAGTGTATGGAAGGAAAGGCGCATTTCCACTATCGTCTTCCAACGGATGATGATCTATGTGAGGGGAGGACCTATGGCTAAGACCGATGTGCTGACTGATCTCATTCCATATTTTGAGAGAGATGAGAAATTTTTTCTCTTGATATGTGATTATGGATTTGGCGCAATAGATAATATCAAGAATAAGTTCCCAGATCGAGTAATCAATGCTGGGATAAAGGAGCAAGGCACGATAGGGATTGCAGCAGGTATGGCGATGGCTGGAATGAAGCCGATTGTTTTTGGAATAAGCAACTTCATCGTGTTTCGTGCGCTCGAGCAGATAAGAAATGATATCGTCTTGCAAGGTCTTGATGTAAAACTCATTGGAACGGGCGCTGATGATTATTTCTCATTCCTCGGCCCGTCACATACTACTGGTGGTGACGATATCCGAATAATAAATCTTATTTTAGGAGTAAAGATTTATTCTGATCTTGATTATATGATGAAGAGTAATGGTGCGGGATATCTAAGAACATAAACAGTCACCTATTTGGAGACCGTATGAAAATCAATATCTTCAATAGTTTGGGCCATCGAGAGATGACAGATGATCCGGCTCCGCCTGACTTCTATATTGGACGTCCCTCTCCATTAGGGAATCCATATTTTGTGGAGCTGTATGGTAGAAAAGAGTGTATAGAGAAATATAGATTACTTTTGAAGAAAAGATTGGAAGATGAGAAGTCTGCGCAATCAAAAGAAATACAGCGAATGAGGCGATCACTTAAAGAGTTTGGTATTGTAAATCTGTGGTGTTGGTGTGCGCCTCTTCAATGTCATGGAGATGTAATCAAAAAAATATTGCTTAAGACCCGCTAATTTATGGAACAGTTTTCGATTGCAAACTTTTTCTCATACTCGTATAATGTTTATTCAGCGTGAGGAGTAGCGATGACAAATGTGATTGTAGTTATGGGGCCAGATAACATTGGCAAGACGTACTTGGTCAAGAAACTACTTAAGAAATATCCACAATCAATATCAAATCATTTCGGAGCTGTAAAGTCAAAATCAGAAGGCAAGAAGGCGATGTTTGATGCTTTGACTACTATTGCCAAGGTCAAGAATAAGATGTTTATTTTTGATAGATTTCCTTTTGGTGATTTTGTGTATGGGCCGCTCTTCAGGAAGTATGACGCCTATTCATACTTCAATGAGATTGCAGAGCGGATGTCGGTGATGATAGATGTGAGATTTCTGTTCATCTTTCTCTATGCCGATGAAAGTACTTATGAGATGTTTTCATTGAAGCCAAAGAAAGATGAGAAGATTGCAATGCAGAAATCTTGGGTGTCAGAGAAGATATCTGTGAGCATGATTGATTTGGCGAACAGAATGCACGGCATACCCGGCACGACTCGTCTCGTAGTGAATAGCAATAACTATGATGATCTTGATGAGCGGAATGAGTACATTGGAAAACGTATAGAACAATGGATGGCGTATGAAGTATTCAAGCTCAGTCCCGTTATTGATTATGGACAAATTATTTACTCCCCAGAATATGCAGAGATAGATGTGAAGAAGCGTCAATTCAATCCGCCGAGCTTTTCATGTAAGGACTATGGCTCATGTATTGTCAGCAAGCAGCATGAGCAATTCTCTCCATTTGGTATGAGCTATAAAAGGCCGACATCTTTTTATGGAAACATTACAAATCCAAAATTTATCTTTGTAGGCGAGGCTCCAGGCCATCTTGGATGCGGAACCTATGGAATACCGTTCTACGGCGACAAGAGTGGCTATATCTTCTATAAAGCGCTGGCGGAGATTGGAATTATTCATTCCGAAATTTATATCACCAACACGGTGAAATGCTGTCCGAAGGGGAATGATCTAGGAACATACTACAACGGTGAATCGAGAATGGGTCTTGCTTGTGTGAAGCAGCTCGATACCGAGTTGCTCGCATTGCCCAAGCGCAAGATTATTGCGCTGGGAAAAGTTGCAAGCGTAACATTACAGATGCTCAAGATACATCATGAAATTGTCTATCACCCGGCCTACTATTTACGGATTGGTAAGCCGGATAAATTTACTCGTGAGTTAAAGGAGGTCTTAGGAATATGAAAGAAGTATACTGGACTATAGAGGTAGTATTACCAAATGGAGTAATAGCAAATATTATCCTTAAGGTGATGAATTGCCTATTCCAAATTGTACGATCAAAGTGTTTGTGATTAAATAATTTCAGGAGATGATCATGGATGAACAAACAGCCAGAGAGAGACTGAAAAAAATAGTCATGCCGGATGATAGTCTCGACTCAATAAATAATAGCAGCAGTGAGTGGTACGATGGTTATGTTCAATGGGATAAGACACGCAAGGATCTTATACTGGATGGTTGGTTTGATGCCGACACACTCGAAGCGATCGTCTGGTGGATCAGGAATAAGAAACAGGTTAAGGAGAAAATATGATATACCGACGAGCAACAATAAGAACAGAAGTGGCAGGGTTGCACCAGCATATTTTTGAATTGGAAGCGTTGACCGCCGACGATTTGCGAGAGATTGAGGCTTTCGTCAATACACTGTTGGATAAACTGATAAAAAGGATGGAGGATAAGTGAAAGTCCATGTTTGTTGCCTTGACTACACAGAGAAGGCGTTAGACGCTCGTAGACGTTTATCAAAAGGCGAACATCAATATTACTGCAAGAGGTGTCAGAAGTGGCATTGGAATGATAAAAAATGTAAAGTGGAGGTGAAGAAATGAATGATTGTAAAGAGCATTATGCTGAAATGTATGAAACCAGAATGGGCAATGCGCCTTGTCCGTGGTGTCAATTCTCCAAGTTGTGGGAGGAGTTTAAAACAGTAAGACAAGAAACAGGCAACGTACTTGCTGCAATACATCGTGACGGTGGACATTATATATCAGACAATGGGTTGCACAAAGCCTGTCGTGATGCTATTGATATTGTATTAAAAGAAAGAACACAACTCTCCATCGCCAAGAAAGCGTTGGAATTTTTAAGCTCTGTATCAGAGTCAACTGACAAGTTTGTTAATGACTATGCCCGTACAGCCCTTCGGGAGATGGAGGAGAAGAAATGAACGGATTGATGATGAAATATTTTGTCCTGAAACCAGCAGGGGATAGTCCTTATCATACCGCATCAAGAAAAGCTATGAAAGAATATATTAAAAAGTATCATCTTTAACCTTTTAGCATTGCCCTTGACTCGCTCAAGGGTTTTGTCGAGTAGTTAAAGCAATAAGCCGACGAAAACTCCGGTTTATAGTGTCACTGAAATACATCGGTTATGAGTGCGAGGCCGAACCGAGCTATAAACAAGAAAAGGATAATATGAAAAAATTAACGAATGATGAAGTTTATCACTTAACACATAATAAGGATAAATCAGATAAAATTTATTCTGTTGTAAATTATGTGTGGAACTTTAAAGGATTAGATCGGCATGATTTAAATATAGTTTTAAAACTACTTAAACAAAGAATTGAAGGATAATATGTCAACCTTCAACCATAAACTAACAATCCGTGATCGAGTACGGCACTATACAAACCCGTTGAATGTTTATTGCCGACTTTGTGATTTGTTCGGCAAATCGCACAAAATCATATTAAAGCAGATTGCTAACTGGTACGAAGTAAAGATTTATAAACCACTATTAAGCGAGGTATAAAAATGACCACTCCGCAATGGTACTGGATCTGCCCGAGCTGCGGGACTCAAGTAAATAAATACAATCCAACGTGCCCTCAGTGTGGGCATAAGAAGGAGAGAAAAAATGAGTGAGGTCCAGTTTTCACAACGGTTATCTATATCGCGGCAGTGCGACAAGTGGTGTGATCGCATGGGAGTTAAAAAGACACCATACAATATAATCACCGCAGCAGTAGTGCTTGGGCTGCTTGATATAGTTACGGGTAGGCAAGCCAGTCCCCCACTTGATCTCTATGAAGATTATCCAAAGGCAAAAGAAACCAGTTAATCCTATTGCGTTTTAAACGGCCTTGTGTGATAATGGGGATTGTAATGATTGAAGTTATAAAAATAGAGTGCTCGAAATGTTGCTTCGGATATTCAAATTCATGGAATCGACTTTTGTATGGACCTGATGACGAATCAAAGGCAATACTGGTCGGGCAAATAGACTCAGGATATTACGATCCATTTGTCTTCTGCCCTTTTTGCGGAAAGGCCATTGAGCGATGACCGATCCAATTTATACTCCAATCACGATCAACGGAATCGAATTCCTTCATGACAACAAGATCCCCTATAAAAATGACTATGTAAAACTGGCCGAGATAATCGAGACTCCGAAGCTATGGACAAAATACTGCAACGTGCCACGTGGAACAGAACTTACGAAAGAAATTGTTGAGCGAGCACTATATCGACATTTTATTCTTGATGACTTGTGGTTCATCACGTACTTCGTTATCGGGATCAAAGCCGCTAATCATCCGTTTGTGGTCGGACAATGCAAGATGATCGAGAATGGCCCTCGCACAAAGACGCTTGATGTTTGGGCGCGATTTCATTTCAAGTCGAGCCTGCTTACGATCGCCGGGCTAGATCAGAAGAAGAGGCTATTGAATATGTCGCCCATGTTGGCGGAATAGCTATGGTGAGGAGGGGAAAGAAATTATGAACATACATGACGTCAAAGAAGTAGTGAATGATGGTAGGTCAATTATAGAGCAGATATTTGAGCAGCAGCGCAGCGTGATGGCGAAATATCATGAGATCGAGTTCAAGAACGGGTTGATGTTTGATGTGAAGGTGCCAGTTGATATACATTCACATCTCGGGCAGGCGCGGCTAAAAGATTTTGCGTGGAGAGTCACGGAAGAACTCATGGAGTCAGCGGAGGCGTTGGAAGATGAAGACTTTGTCCATGCTGCTGAAGAAGCTGCTGATGCTTTGCATTTCATCACTGAGCTTTGTATTCTATCTGGTATGGATCATAACGACGTTCGCTTTGACGATGGTAGCTCTGGTGATTTTATCGTTGAGGCACATGGTGTTATTCTATATCTTGGGAAGGCGATGAATTGTCTCAAGAACAAACCATGGAAGCAGTCTCAGATGTTGACTGATGTAGCGAGATATCGGACGAACATTTCCAAGGCCTTCTCGAACATGCACCATGTATTTGGAGCATTGAAAGTTGATCACGACGGAATCTATAATTTTTACTTCCGCAAGAATCAAGTAAATAAATTCCGACAGAGGAGCAAATACTAGGAATATGAAAAAACCAACAGCACTAGGGATATATAGCGGTATAGGCTCAATGCTCTGTGCTGCTAGGCAGAGCGGCTTTAAGGTAATTGGTAACATTGAGCCGCGCAGTTATTTTCACACGGGAACATTTGAGAAGAATTTTCCTGGGGCATTTATGTTGCGATCTGGTAGTCAGATAGAAGCTAAGAAATGGCAAGTGGCTGACGTGGTGTTTGCTCATCCATCATGTGGAAATCACTCATCACTCAATACGACGGGTAAGAAGGAGAACAAGAATAAAGATCCCGGTGATATTCCAGATCTTATCCAGTATCTTAAATGGGTGAGACCACGTTTCTTTGTAGTAGATAACTTGCCAAAGATGTTGAACGTGGTGCCGATGAAAGAGTGGCGTAAGGCGTTTCCGGATTATGATGTCGTGGCGGAGTTAGTGTCAAATTATCATTATGGGAATGCTCAGCTTCGTCGTGTTCGTCTTATCATTATTGGCTCACTCAAGAAAGAGAAGTTCATTTTCAAGCCGGGGGAGGAGGAGCATAATACTTCGGTGAAGGAAGTGATTGGTGACTTGCTTGATCGCTATGGTATGATGGACAATCACCAAAAACATACCATCAAGAATGTCTGTCTCAAGGCGACTCACATGATCAAGCGTCATCAGCGAAGTTCCTGGAAGGAGGTGCGAGATTATTTCAGAGAGAAGCCTGAGGGGTATGTTCTACGGTATCATAATAGTGATGAAGATAAGAGCAGTACAAATCTGAGGCCTGGCTTCAAGAAGAATAATTGGAACAAGCATTGCTACGTTTTGATTGGAACGAATCCGTGTATTCATCCAAAGACGAATCTGCCAATGTCGTTGCGTGAACGTCTGCGCCTCATGGGTTTCCCAGATGACTTTGTTTTGATTGGAACCCGTTTGGAAAAAGACGGTACCTGGGACCATACAAGAAATGCGCTCATGATACGGCAGACGGGGAAATGTGTTCCCCTCGAGTTTATGAGATATCTGAGTGATCAAATATACTGCCATATGAACGGTATCAAGTTCAAGAGCAGCGGGAAGAGACTACATAAGAGCAATTCCATAATAGATAAACAATCGGAGGGATGATGAGAATTTTTAACAATGCGATGGAGATGGTCAAGGAAGTTGAACGTGACCTATGGGAGATGGGAATACGGGTGCAGAGCGCAACGATGCAAGATAAGGACGTCCATGCTGACAAAGATTATGAGACGGTAGAGCTCCAGGCCTACCCATATATGCTGACCTCGTGGAATGATATGGACGACATGGTAGACTATCTTAAGGGGAATCTGCTCTGGTGCAATGTTGAATTGGCCAATCGTGTTTCAAACAATTATTTGAATCCAGGTACGTCATGGGTAATTAATAAGGGGTTATGGGAAGAGTATCTGCGCAATGGGCAATTCGCCTATACCTACAACGAGCGATTTCGCGAGCAGCTTGATCAACTCAAGCGTGAGTTGATTATTCGTCCAACGACGAGACAGGCGGTCATTACAATGTATGATCGTCACCAAGATATGAACAACTGGGGTGGGCTTGATCGCGTACCGTGTTCCATGTATTATCAATTCTATGCTCGGCGGGACACATTGAACATGATATATACAATGCGGTCGTGTGACTTTCTCAATCACTTTGTCCATGATGTATGGCTTGCTCTTCGGCTGTTGGAAAATGTGGCGAATGCTGTTCACATGAAGCCCGGCGTCTTCACGCATATGATGGGGTCCCTCCATGCCTATCAAAAAGACATGAAGGCGAGGGGGATATACTAGGAATAGGGGGGTGATATGGAACTTCTAGCCTGTGGTCATTGTGGTGCGGTATTCTGTCTTGAGGTTTTGCGAAAAGATCACTCGAAAGATAGAAGAGGGAATCAGACCTGGATTATTGATGGTACGGAGTGGTGGTTCTGCGAAGTATGTAACAGTCGAGCTCAGGTGCCGGAGAATAAAAATGAGAGCGCTAGCCATTGATACAGAATACTCATGGGTCAATTATCATAACAAAGCTTTTGTGGCGACGACCTGTGATGAGAATTTGAAGACAAATCTGTATGACTTGTCAAAGAAGAATGATAGGCTAGCGTTCAAGAAACTTGCGGGTAATAAGTTTATTCGCAAGGTCTTTCATAATGCGCCGGCGGATATTGACGCCTGTCTCAATGCTGGTATTGAAATTGTCGGACCATATGAAGATACAATGACTCAGGCGAATATAATCAATGAGAATTTCGAGACGAAGTCACTCAAGCCGCTGGCTAAGATGTATCTGCATGAGCCATGCGATGAGGAGAAGGAATTATCAAAAATAAAGGCAAAGCTTAAGCGTGAGGCTAAAAAGAAGGGTATCATATTTTCGTATGAGATGATACCAGCTGAAATATTATATCCGTATGCTAAGAAGGACCCATGGTATACGATGAGGCTGTGGCAGTTGTTCAACAAAAAGATAGAGCGATTCAGAGACATCTATGATTTGGAATTATCACTCATTCCAATTATTGTAAGCATGACCCAGAATGGAATGATGATTGATCGTAAATTTGTTAAGAAGCAGATAGATGAATTGAGCGCTGAATCAGAATCACTTCTCTCGGAGATGCAGAGAGCGGCTCAAAAGTCTGGTGCGGTATTCAAGAAACGGAAGCGATATAAAACCAAGCCACGTCTGCCTGAGAAATGGGATAAGATAATAGAAAAAGAAGATGGCTGTGTTGCTATCAAGTACTTGCCATTCAATCCAAATAGCACCAAACACGTCACGAATGTTTTGAAGAAGATAGGAATAGATATTCCTATGGTGCCGAAGGAGCGCGATGGAGAAATAATACATGGTGAATTCAAGACGCCAACTGACATGGCCACGCTTGAGAAGTATGTGGATAATAAATTTGTGGCGAGCATGCTTAGATATCGTTTTGTGAGTAAGCAGTTATCAACATACTACATGCCATTATACTATTGGTACACGGGACCTGATAATGATAGGGCGCATTTCTCACTGTTCCAATCTGGCGCTAAATCTGGCCGTTTTTCGGCTGAGCTCGTTCAAACCATTCCGCGACGAGAGGATGACAAAGGCGATAAGAAAAGAATAGTGAGAAATGCTTTTATTCCTGCGCCTGGCTATACATGGATAGCTGCTGACTATGATCAGGTGGAAATGAGGCTGTTCGCGCATTTCTCCGGTAATGAGATTTTTATCAAGAATATTCTTGACGGACTTGACCCCCATCTAGAGACTGCCATTGAGATTTGGGGTAAGAAGGTGGTGCTCGATAGTCCAGCATCAAAGAAAACATATCGCAAGAAAGCCAAGGGTATTAACTTCGGCGTCATCTATGGCATGGGAGTGAATCTGTTGGCCGAATCGCTCAAGCTTCCTACTGTGGAGGCGCAGGAGGCGTTAGCGAAATATAATGAGCGATATCGTATCCGTGAATATATGGATATGGAAATATCTAGGCTTTACCATGATGGCTATGTGAGCGTGCTGCTCGAGTCACCACGTATCAAATTATATCGCGAATACCGGGTGCCAGAAGAATTATCATACAAATCTGTAAACATAAAAGTTCAGGGAACGAGCGCTTATGTCATGAAAGTTGGAATGAAGCGATGCTGGGATTATATCCAGAAAAATAAACTAGATATTCGCATGCTGCTTACCATTCACGATGAGCTTGTATTTGAAGTCAATAACAAATATGATATGAAGAAGATAATGCGTGACCTGGTTAATCTCATGGAAGATAGAGTTACATTCAAGGTTCCGCTGAAAGTGACCCCAAAGATTTCTCGTGTTTCGTGGGGTGAGGCAAAAGATTTTGAACTTAAGGAGGCAGCATGATTACGAGAAAGATAGAGCAACCGTGTGACATTAATATTATGCCTGGTGACACTATTACAATAAAGCATCGTAAGATTGTTGATGGGTTGGTGGTTAGTGAAGATGTTGTTATGAGTGAGTTGATAACTACTAAGATTTGTGCGAACACGGTAGCCGTGATAGAATTTGAACATGAGTTTGGAATGAAAAAAGGTGTTGGTGGAATTGTAGGTGAGAAATGAAGCCGACCTACGTTGTAGCCATTGATCCATCAGTTGATAATTGTGGATGGGCCGTATTCGAGAAGGGAAAGCCTATTAAGTATGGCATAATCCATCCGAAGCAAAAGAAGGACCATTACTTGATCAAGGCAGGAGAAGTTGCAAAAAGTATTTTCCGTATCATTGATGATTTGAGCGAATATGAATATCCGTTTGATGATATACAACTCGTCACGGAAATTCCACAGAGTTTTGGAAATGCCGGATTTTTGGCTCGTGAGTCTGGCGCGATTCTCAAGTTATCATTTCTAGCAGGCATGATATACAACATCACGCCGAGAACGAAAGCACTTGAGCCACAGCAATGGAAGGCGCAGTTGCCAAAGTGTGTGATACGAGCGAGACTGTCACGGATATATCCAAAGCTTCCACTCTATAAGGGAAAGAAGAATGAGTATTGCGTTGATTGTAAGCGAGAGCATCCAGTTCATGATCTTGACCATAACATTGTTGATGCAATAGGTATTTGTCACGCCTACATTGCTGGGAGTGTGTGATGGCACAAGGGAAGAGATTAAGAGATGAGGAGATAGCAAGAATAGAACGATTGCTATATCAAGATCTTTCAATAAAAGTGGTGCATGAGCGAACTGGCCATAGTCCAGAAACTGTTGGATGCGTAAAGGCTGGACTATCAGGAAAATGTATCTGTTATCGATCTTCACTGTATTGTAAAGTTCATGGAGATAAAAAGTGATACGAACTAAATTGATGAAACATCAGAAGTTGATTTGTGACTTCATGAAGGATAAAAATTATTCGGCGATCTTTGCGGACTATGGAACTGGGAAGACGCTCTGTGTCTTGTCGCATGTAGAGCACATGGAGCGAGCTCGAAAGATTTTGATTGTGTCGTCAAAGACGTCAGTCCAATCAACATGGCCGGATGAAATTGAATTACATACTAACTTTCGATATGTTCATCTTCTGGGAACGAGACGGAAGAAGCAGATTGCGCTCAGGCTGGGATTACGAGCGTCAATGGAAGACGGAACATCGTATGCGGCTGAGAGCACCCAGCCAGTATTTTTTCTTATCAACTTTGATGGCGTGAGAAATATCTATGACGAGCTGGTGCAATGCGGATTTGATTTAATCGTAGTAGATGAGAGCACGAAAATAAAAAGTCCGAGAGCTGATCGCACAAAAATACTGTGGGCAATAGGCAGAACAACCAAGCGTCGCATTATCATGACCGGGTTTCCTATTACAGAAAATCTGGGTGAGATATATAGTCAGATAAAATTTCTTGATCATGGTAAAGCACTTGGAAGTGGGTACTACGCCTTCTTGGAAAAGTATTTCTATCGCGCCGGCTTCAAGAGAAAGCCAAAGACTGGGGCGGAAAAAAAGATATTCGGACTCATCAAGCCATTCTCTATTCGGGTGTCAAATGAAGTACTTGATTTGCCACCTAAGGTATATCGTGTTAAGAAGGTTGGTCCAACTAGCGTTCAGAAGAAATTGCTTGATGACTTAAATCAATATTTTTCTCTTGAGCTTGGCAAGATAAAAATTGACACTCAATACATCTTTACGCTTATTAATAAATCTCTAGAAATATCTGATGGCTTCGTGAAGTCAAATTGGTACAAGAAGATTGGTCTCGAGCGAGATAGACTCCAATGCTACAAGTGTGGCAAGACTTTCAATGCTGAGAAGTATGATGGAAAAAAGTATTGTCTTTATTGTGGCCATAAGGGATATCTCGAAGTACTTGATACCAATAAGGACGAAGCAATCGTTGACTTGATAGATGACATTGATCCATTCAAGAATAAGATTGTGGTGTGGGCCATGTTTCGATTTTCTGTTAAAAAGCTCAAGAAGTTGTTCACGAGTATGGAAATTCCAACGCTCACACTCACGGGCACAACTGAAGATCCGAATACGGTAGTGCGGAAGTTTCAATATGAGAAGAAGTATCGAATACTGCTGGCTACTCAGAAGAAGGCGAGTGAATCCATTACACTGACAAAGGCGAAGCATGCCATCTACTATAGCAGTCCTTGGTCATATGATTTGAGAAGTAACAGTGAAGCTCGTATTCGACGGAAAGGCTCGGAGAAGCACAGTCACATTATGTATACTGATATCTTGATCAAGAATTCGGTTGATGAGATTGTCTATAACTGTCTTCGAAGAAAGGGGAGTCTAGTTGGCGATTTGAAAAAGCAATTCCGGACAATTTCGATGAGGAGATGATATGGAAGAAAAGATAATTATGATATGCTGTGATTGCAAACTGGAGCAGAAGCAGACGGCACGGGAATTTCTTCAACATCTAAGAAATGATGGAACCATACGACTTGCTTGTGGTCATGTGGTTTTCCCTGATAGAATACCACGTACTCGTCCTGAGTCGTCTTATAAGATGTGGACACATAAGAGGCGACCATGAATGAGCGGATGAGTTATTCCAGTATGAGGAAACTTCTCAAGTGTGAGAATGCTTGGGCGTATGAATATCTCAGGAACCTAAGAAAGATACAGTGGAAAGAAGAGTTTGAAGTAGGCGATGCCTTTCAGCTAGGTATCTATAGGTTGATGGGAGGTCATCCTCTCAATGAAGTTTTGACTATGGTGCGGAAGTTTGTTGATAAGAGAATGAAACAACTCCGGGCAGAATTCAGTATGTCTACAAAAGATGAGCAGATATTTGTTGAGATGAAAACAATTCTCGAGGGAATGCTCACTGGGTATGCCAAGCGTTATCAGAGGGATCTGGGAGTAGAACGGCACATAGCCAATGAGTTTGAAAGTATTATCAAGATAAGCAAAGGTGTCCGGGTGCTTATAAAACTAGATAATATCATTGCTATTAGTGATAAGTGGTATGTGCATGAGGGTAAGGCTTGGAGATCGCTCAGTGATCAGAAGGTGGAAGATACAAAAAGTAGTTTCCAGACCGCTACCTATTTTCATGCTCATAATATACAGATGGAGCGTGAAGAAGATAAGGAGATCATTGTTGGGAAAGATAGAATGGGGAATCCAATAAAAGTAAAAGGTAAGCCGTTCTCGGGTATCATCTTTGACGTAGTGGTGAAGCCCAGTATTCGTCTCAAGATCGGAGAGTCATATCGTGGATATTTAGTTCGTCTTCAAAATTATTATCAAGGGCCTGATGCTTCATCTAAGTTTTTCAAAGAGGTGACGAAGGAGCCGATGATAGATAGAAAGAGTTGGATTAACACCGTCAATGAGTGTGCTTCGCGCATGAGTGAGATGCGTGAAGGTCGAAGGCCGCTCAAGACGTATAATGACTGCGGGTGGTGTGATTTTTATGAGCCATGCTATCACGGTGAGAAGAAGTCAATCATGGCAATGTTCAAACAGAAGGAGGTGAGAAAATGAGGGGTGTAAAGAAGACAAAGGGAAAGACCAATGTGGCATTTATCAGGTGGCTTCTCTACGGACCGCCAAAGATTGGAAAGACGTCATTACTTAGCGGATTTCCGAATGCGGTATTTGCAGCTACCGAGAAAGGCTACAAGGCGCTTCGAGTTTCCAAGAGAGACATTCTATCTTGGGAAGATTTTCTTGAGTTCGTGGAAGACATGGTGGAAGGTGACCATGAGTTCAAGACGGCAATTATTGACACGGTAGACCAGCTCGTGGAGTTATGCGCCGAGTATACCAATGCGAAACTTGGAATCCAAGATCAGAGTGAAGGCGAGTGGGGCCGTGGATGGAGGGAGGTGAAGAAGGAATTTACTCTGGCGGTGAACCAGCTTATGATGTCGAAATATGGAATTGTTTTTGTGTCACATACGAAGTCGGACAAGATCACAACGATGATGAATGAGATAACAAAGACTGTCCCGACATTGTCAAATCAGGCTCGTAGAATCTTGTTGCCGATGGTTGATACTATCGGTCTCATGCGATATAAAAAGAAGAAGCTTGATAAAGACAACTACGAAGAGCGTCTCATCATAACTTTCAAGGGTACTGAGACACTCGAGGCCGGCGATCGTATGGGCGTATTGCCACCCGAGGTAGTGCTCAAGGCTATACCTGAAGGAAAGAAGCGAACGCCTGAGGTAGTTGAGAAATACGCCCGGATGAATTACGAAAAAATCCGGAGTTACTATGAAGGAGGTGAGAAGAAGTAGATTCAAATGGAAGTCGTCTATGGGTAGTAGATGTATAAACCACTAACCGTATTAAGGAGAAAGAAAATGAGTCTCAAAGAGAAACTGAAAAAAGCGCAAGAGATATGGGATGAAGCCGAGACAGCAGAAGTCGGTGGAAAGAAACTCAAGGATGGCGAATACAAGTGCAAGGTTGAATCCATGTCCGTGGAGACGTCAAAGAGCAACAAGCGACTCCAGGTCAAAACCGTGTTCGAGGTTGTGAAGCCATCCAAGTTCGAAGGCCGGACGGTATGGCGGTTTGACGGCTTGACCGAGCAGGGAATGCCGTACTTCAAAGCCATGGCGCAGACGCTCGGTCTCGAAGTTCCGAGCAAGCTTTCAAAGCTGCCGGATGCTCTTGAAAGTTTTGTTGAAGATTTCGACGGCATCGTGGAGATCACAGTTGCTACCAAAGATGAGTTCACAAACGTCTATGTGAACGGCCTCGTCGAAGAAGGTGATGAGGATGAAGATGAAGACGAGGACGAAGACAAGCCTACGAAAAAGAAAAAGTCCAAGAAGGACGAAGACGAAGACGAAGACGAAGACGAAGACGAAGACGAAGACGAAGACGAGGACGAAGAACCCAAGTCAAAGAAAAAGAAAAAGTCAAAGAAGGATGAAGACGAGGACGAAGACGAGGACGAAGACGAGGACGAAGACGAGGAAGAAGATGAAGAGCCCAAGTCAAAGTCCAAGAAAAAGAAGCGGGCCGGCAAAGTCGACAAAGACGAGCCGCCACTTAAGAAGAAGAAAAAGAAGTAGCTCCTGATCTCGGGACCAGGCTGAGAGCCCCGATAGTTAAGAGGACGATGTGAGGGTCGGTTTCGACCGAGGGATCATGTAACCGAGTCGTCCTCTCTCGCTTTTTTATTGAAGACTGGAGAACCTATGAGGAGAGTCCCATTTTCGGAGATGCTGCATGAGCAGCACTATAATAAACATATCATAGTAAAATGCTTCGTGTCCGGAAAGTCTATCTCTCCTTACGCCGTGCCAAAAACCATAAAAATAAAATGTTTAGGCGAGAGAGATAAGAAATGTAAAGGTGAATCCGAATGCGACTATTGCAATCATAAGGTAAGTTTTGAAGGCAAGTATGTCGAGATGCTCAAGTTTATTGGAGTACCTGAAAATAACTTTAGGAATATTATCAAGAATTCATTTAAGCTTCCATGCTCATTCATGTTTGAAATTATAGATGTTCAAAACATTGAGCGGATATTTGTAACTGCGCCGACTGGCAAAGAGAGAATTCGAAACGTGGGAAACTACGTCTGCTATAATTTTGGGTTAGGAATAGATGTGAATGTTATTTATGAGCTAGAGGGGTATTCTACTACCGACCCTAACACTCAGACAGGTACTTGTATATTCATTGAATCAAGAAAGTTGAAATCAGACATTGAAACATTCTCACTTAAGAAGGCCAGGAGTGGCCTCGAAGAATTCCAGATCGAAGATATTACAGAAGATAAGATGTATCTGCATCTTGAGCAGCTCTATGAATACTATGCCCGAAACGTCACAAAGATTTATGGAAGATTCCCGTTGCACCTGGCTGTTGACATGGCTTTTCGTAGCCCCATCTCATTCAGTATAAAAACTGAGAGAGTCCATAAAGGATGGACTGATATTATAATAATAGGTGATACGAGATGTGGGAAGGGGTATGTTTCCGAGAAACTTGTAGAGTACTTCAACGTAGGTGAAACGATATCAGGTGACAATACAAGTTATGCTGGGCTAGTAGGCGGTATAGATCAGTATGACAATCATCGCGTTATATCGTGGGGCAAGATTCCAATTAATGATCAGGGGTTGGTAGTGATAGATGAGGCTGGTGAAATAAAGCCAGAAGATTGGGGAAGACTATCTCGAGTGAGATCAGAAGGAATCGCGGAGATTGTAAAAATTCAAAAGCAAATAACCAATGCTAGAACTCGTCTTATATTTCTTGCGAATCCACCACTGAAAACCATATCATCATATAGCTATGGAATTCAGGCGCTGCTTGATGTGGTGAAAGCGCCAGAAGATATTGCGCGATTTGATTATGCTCTCGTGGTGTCTCACGATGAGGTAAGTATCGATGAAATAAACCAGCAGAGAACCGAAGTGAAGTCAATGTTCAGCTCGAAGCTTGAGCAAGATTTGATTATGTGGGTTTGGAGTAGAAAACATAATCAGATTTATTTTACAGACAAAGCGGTTGATACAATTTATAAGCGGGCGGTAGAGTTGGCCAAGAAATATTCATTTTCTATACCGCTTATCCAAGGTGAGAATGTTAGAGTAAAGCTTGCGAAGTTGGCAGTATGTTTTGCAGGAAGAGTCTTTAGTAATAAACATGATGGCCAAATACTCCTGGTGAATCGAGTTCATGTTGACTGCGCTTTCGCATTCTTCAATGTGATCTATCGGTTGGAAGCAAACGGCTACCTAGATTATTCTGTAATTCAAAGAGATATAGATAGAGGAGCGAGCCCAGAAGACCTGAAACGTATTGACAAGTACTTCAAGTCATTCACCAATAGTCGACTTCGTCTTATGAAGTCTTTGTTCAGCAGCACTACAATAAATATCCGTGACATCGTTGAGCAAGTGAATATATCCGAGGAGATTGCTCGTGAGTGTTTATCTAAGTTGAATGAAATGAAGCTTATAGCCAAGATGCCTGCCACAAATTATTATAGAAAGAACCCTGGCTTCAACAAATGGTTGAAGGCGAAGATTATTCCACATGAGCTCGCTGAGAAAGGGAATTCCTATGGCGAAGTACACGATTAAGGAGTTAAGAAAAATGCAAACATTCTCAAAAAGTCATGCTGAGTTCAAAGGTCTCATACAACATACGGTGTGGGTAAGAGACAATCTTGAAGAAAGGGAGTTCCTTAAGAAGAGTCAAGATCAGGTACTTATAAATAGTAAGAGGACCGCGATCATTGTGAAGAACGGCGGGTTGCTTTCATTGTATGTTGATGACGTTTCCTATTGTCGAAAAGTGGCTAAGTCGCTGATTTAATTCGCCTTTTTGGATGATTTTTTCATTGCATTCAAGCCAGGCTTGTGTTATGATGGTGTCATAGCACTACCGCCTGGAAGGAGGGATGGAAAAAGTCGGCGGAGAATCCAACCTAATACATGGAGGCGACAATGAACAAGAAGACGAACAAGAAGGCGACAGAATCCAAGAAGCAGGCCACACCGCCCGTGGCGACAGCGTCATTGCCAAAGAGTTTGGCGATATCCATTGACGGCCAATCCGTTCCAGGAATCTGGAAGATCAACAAGGAAACGGGCGAAGAAGGTTTCAAGACAGGTTCAAAAGGCTGGAGCGCAATGGGCAAGATATTTATCGCCGGCGTCCGCTGCCAAGTTTCATGTAACATCATCATCATCGGATCCAAGCCCGAGGAGGCGTAACAATGTTAAGAGGCGATGACTATGAGAAGATTGTCCGGAAGCTCCGGCCCATAAACTTGCTCATGACCAACGTCACGCCCGAGGAGCATGAAAGGTTAGAAGCAGGCGAGTTCACGTCAGATGCAGAAGAGAAAGCCTACCAGCAAAGAAATTTCGCGGAGGCGAATCAATCCCAAAACCGGTCTTCAAAAAAGACCACAACCAAAAAGGAGAATACCATGTCTAAGAAAGAAGCCGTAGAAGAAAAGAAATTATCCAAGGCCGAGAGGCGGGCAGCTCGTCGTGCAGCAGAGAAAGCCGAATCATCCAAGAAGTCAAAGAAGTCCGAGAAGTCCGAGAAGTCCGAGAAGTCTGAGAAGAAAGCAAAGAAGGCGAGCAAGAAAGACGAGACGTCAACCCGCGAATCCAAGACGGGCAAGTATACAAGTTTCCGTCATCTCGTCGAAGCCGTCTTCTACAAGAATCGCGAGGCGACTGTGGATGATGTTATTGCCATCGCCAAGAAAGAATATCCGGGCTGCTCATTCCTCACAGGCGGGCGCACTAACAAGCGTTTCGGTTGGTATAAGTCTCACATCGTCAATCACGGCGAGTTCACTACCGTTGAGGCGCCGAAGTGGGCAAAGGGCGGAGCCAAGATCAAGAAGAACAAGAAGTCAACCAAAGACGAATAATATCAACCGCGTCTAACCTGTCGCCCGCATGGTATCACGCCATGCGGGTTTCTTTTTGTCCATTCTAGCAAAGAACCTCTCCTCTATTATCCATTGATGGACATATTCTCTTTGATCCCAT